GGACTCCTGGGAAGTGATATCAGGATATCACAAGATGGATCCACAGGTGCGCTCGGTCGTAAAGTCGGGGCTTAACAGGTGCGCTCGGTCGTAAAGTCGGGGCTTAACAGGTGCGCTCGGTCGTAAGGCGGCCGGCAAAAACTTGGCCACTCCCGTGTTCTACCGATCGCACAGGTTGCGCGCAGATCGTACAGGTGGCACAGGCGGCAAGACAGCCTTAATCCCGTAACCAGGGTATCGTCATACAAACGATGACTTTTTGTTGGTTACAAGGAAAGGTTGTTGATGCCTGTCAGGAAAGAGTTTTGATCAAAAGAAACAAGGATATAGGAAAGAAAAAAGAAAAGGAAAGAAAAAAAAAGAAGAAGAGAGAGACGAGGATAGCTCCGTCAAGGTGCGAAGCTTTCTGTGATATCACGATTACTGGTAGAGCCAGATCTCCTCCAGTGTTGCGATACGGTTTTCTTTGTTGTCGTAAGCAACCCACGCGTCAGCTTCCTTGCGGAAGTTAACGACGTGGAAAATCTCGTTGTTGTCAGTCCAAACCACGACTCTGTGGTTATCGTAGCTGCTGACAACCTGATCGAGCAATGCCAAGGTGGCTGCTTTCATAGCCACGCAGGGCAACTGTGCAATGGCGTCAACGCAATGGCCGTACTTCTCTCCGAAGTCGGTCATAACTTTAACGTAAAGGGCTTTGAAAACTTTCAACATAAGATATCAACAACCTTTCGATTTTTTAGCGGCCTACTGGCCCTGTTGGTGAAGAGTTTTGATCAAAGCAAAAGGCTGAGAACAGCGACGATTGCCCCTGCTCTCAGCCTGAAACCTACCGAGTTGTTGCGTGCCACACCAGCTCTGTCGAACTGGTCACGTAGTCATTCCAGCCGTCATTCGGCGTGTAAATGACGTAAGCGCCGTCCGACAACTGCTTTACTTTCACGACTTTGTTGTCCACGATAATGCTGCCGTCGAGGAACACTGCCTCGATAGCCTGGCAGATATCGTCGACAACAATCTGATCGACTTCGTCGTCGCCAACGAACCGCACTGCCTCGTAGTAGGCCTCGGTCCCGACGAACTTTGTGTTGCTCAAGATCAGATCGGTAACTTTTTCCTTAGTCACGGATATCACCTCGTAAGAATATTTTTGAAGCCTTCTAGGAAAGAGTTTTGATCCTGCCAAAGGCAGGGTTTGATCAAAAAAAAGAAAAAGTAATGTGATATCATAGCACTGTCATAACGCAGGCTTTCTGTTGTAGAAGTTAGCGGCGGAAACGGCGCAACGCCTTCTGAACCGACTCGATAACGATTGCGGAGTAGAACATAGCCTTATAGCCGACTCCGCAGATGTTTATGAGCCAGTTAATGACGTCGACCGGAATTTCTCCGTCGACTTCGGCGAGCTTTTTGACTTCGTGCTCGCCGTTGACGAGCATATAACCGAAGACCTCGTGTTTCTCTTCGGTGGTGACGTTCTCGATACCGAGTACGAAATCGTCACCTATTTTAAGTTCTTGGGTTGTTGCCATTGATATCAGCCTCCAAAAGAAAGTTTTTGACCTTGTTGGCCTTCCAGGAAAGAGTTTTGATCCGCCGCAGGCGGTTTTGATCTCTTACCCCGGATAGCGGACCAGTTTAAAGTCGTAACCGCTATGGGACTATGGGTGATTACTCGGCAATACTCATAGTGAGTACTGCCAGTTCCTCAGCAGTCATTTGTTGCTGCTGGGGTGGTTGCCGCTGTTGCTGGGGCTGCTGCTGTTGCGTTTGCGGCGGCTGTTGTTGCTGCTGAGGCGGTTGCTGTTGGGACTGCTGTTGCGGCTGGGGCTGCTTGACTGCTTGCCAGCTGCCATTGCTTTGCAGCTGGAAGAATTCGGGCTCGATGCCCGCGCTGGCCAGCAACCTGAGCTGGTCCGCAAGGACACCGGCGTTCATAATGAACTGGCCGTCGGGGCCTTTGACCGAGATTGCCTGCGCGAGCAGTTGGTGTGCAACACCGTAGGCGTGAAGGCTGTAACCTGCGTTCTTGATCAGGCCGAACAGCCATTCGCCGCCCTCTCCAAATTTTGCTACGCCGTACCCGGTGCCGCGCATTGCGCCGCCACCGAGATATCTCGCGCCATTTATGGGATTCAACAATGACATAGTTTTATACCTCCCGTGAAGTTTGTTGTGCCTTTCAGGCAAGAGTTTTGATATCAAAGAGCGACCGACGATAGCTGCGTGCCGGTCGCTCTGATATCAGGATTCAGAATGTTACACTAACGTGCGTGGTCTTCGTGACGTCGAGCAACTTGTACTCGGGCGTGAAGTCATCACGCTTCAGTGTGCAAATTGTTTCGGCATTAAGCTGCAAACGAATCAGCAACTTAGTCGCTGTGCCGTTCGCGGGCTTGAACTGTGCTTCTTCGGGCACGGGTTGTCCGTTCATTACGGCTACCCGCTGCACTGCCCAAAGTTTGTTCAGTTCTTCAGCCGTAACGGTGACTTCGGTTCCGCCTTTCACGATTTTGCACGTGCGCGGCGTGAAAACCGAAGTCTTTTCGCCAACGGTTTTGACGTGCACTACGACTTCTCCGGTCATTGCCGGATATTCGTAGCACTTAAGATTCCGGTTCGGAATCTCACCGCTGACAACATTAACCTTGTCGCCGTCTTTCGGCGCCCGAACTGGTTTTTGTTTTTCGACAGCATTGAAAAACCAGTTAAAGATGTTACGCGTCTGTGAAAACGTGACGCGTTTAAACATTTCATTCCTGCGCAGCGCGTCGAACAATGCGACGTACGCTGCCTTAAATTCGTCGCTGTTGTCGTACGCAAGGAACTTGCGTTTGTCCAGCTCGGCAACGACGTCGCTGACGTCGGGATTGCGAGCGGCGAACCAAATCGCCTTCGCCTTAATTGCGACGTCGGTGGACACTGCGATATCAGCGCCCGGCAGATCTTCGCCTGCGTCGACGCGATCAGCAAGTTTGTTGACGAAGAACGTAAGCCCTTTCAGGCTGCGCAACGTCTTAACTTTTGCCGCCGTGCCTTCGTCGTTAGCGAAGACAACGGGTTCACCGTTCAGAACGGTGATCGGGTCGCTACCTTCGTCGCTGACGGTAGCGAAGGGGATTTGCGTTACGCACGCGTGATTCCCCTTGTCGTCCACTCCGGTGAACGACGTGATTTGTGCGAAAATCTTGCTGTTTGCCATTTTGGTTGGCTCCTTTCGGTTTTTGGTTTATTTTTTTGGCTTATGCCTTCCAGGAAAGAGCTTTGATCCTGCTGAAGGCAGGGTTTGATCTCTTACCCCAGAAATGGCGAAACAGTTTAAAGTCGTAATCGCCATTGGACTATTGCTGCTGATATCAGGGCATGGGAATAACTGCTGCGGCAGCGTTAACTGCTGCAACTGCTTGCCCGATCGCAGTTGCAATGTTGTGAAATGCTATGTAACCGCCGATCGCGCCCAGTATCATACCAAGCAAAGACCTCATGTGGATTTCACCACCTTTCAGTGTTATCAGCCTGTTGTGGCCTTTCAGGAAAGAGTTTTGATCCGCCGAAGGCGGGTTTGATCATTATTGCAAGTACGGTATGATCTAAGGAAAGGTATCCCTACTGCTGAAGCCCCTTGTGTCTACCGTAGGGTAAAAGGGACAGCAGGCATTGCCGTCCCCTTTCACCGTAGGTGTCACAATAAAAAAATCCCCGTAGGGGGAAGTTATGAGCGACCGTTGATTATTCCTGAAAAGATACCAACTTGTCGTCGTGTTTTTCGAGACGGACCGTAACAGTATCGCTGCCCATGCTGACAGGCAACGTAACGAACACGTTACCGTCATTGTCAACTATGACGTCCTTAATGTACACGTCGCAACCGAGATTGTCGCAAATTTCGTTCAGGCCTTTGACAAACGCATCCTTGTCGGTATCGAAGAAAAAGCCTGCCAAGCAGCAGAGATTGGTTTGCGCCTGTTCGAAGATCTCTTTGTTGATCTCGTTGACTTCTTGTTCGCTTTGGAGAGCGTTGGGTCTCTTCACTTCAACTTCGTAGTATTTTTTGACAAATTTCTCGCTGCCGTACACCTTGTACCATTTTTCCCACGTTTCGTCGTCAGGATCTTCGTAAACGGCAAGTACGACTTTGGGCGTTGTGGAAACGATATCCCCCTTGTCTTGAACGTCAGGCGTCTTCTCTTCTTCGGGGATAAGTTCTTCCTGTTCTTCTTCTTGATCGCCTTGATCTTCTTGTTCTTCTTCTTGATCGTCTTCGTCGTCTGCCTTGTCGTTCTGTTTGCCATTGACTATCTCAACAGCTTCCTTGCCGCTTGCGAAGCAGAATCCCTTGGCGCTGAACTTGGGCTTGTTGTCCTTTTTAGGAGCAGTGTCGTCGTCGGGAGTGTTATCGTCCTGCGGATCTTCGGGATCTTCGGGATCGTCATTGTCTTTGTTGTCTTTGTTGATATCAGATTGCGGATCGTCGGTAGCTTCAACAGCAGGTTCTTCACCGCCGTCTTCTACTTCGGTATCAGCAGTGATATCACCAGGCACAGTCGGTTTGTCCTGCTCATTCTGTTCACCCTGTTCGTCCTGCTGATCCTGTTCACCAAGGTAGAAAGCCTTGACTTCTTCGATAAAGGCAGCGAAGGACAAGCCGCGTTTGATAGCCGACGTAACGCTGCAGCCCAAGAAAGATCTGGGGATACCCGCCTTTTTAGCCTTGGTGCCGTCAGCAGCAGCGATAAGATCGTAGCGTGCTTGTTTGATCTCGACAACCATAGCAGCCACGTCAGCTACAGACAGGTTCTTGTCGATCAAGGCCTGGATATTGAGGCCGTTGAAGACACTCGGCATACGACGTGCCTTCTTGCTTTGCTTAACACCAGTGGTCGTGTTCTGTGCTGCCGCAAGCTCTGCTCTCAGCGCAACGATTTCTGCGTCTTTTGCCTTGATATCGGCTTTGAGTTGCTCAAGCTCTTCGCTGCGGCTCATCGTGCCAAGGTGATATACAGTGGCGTGCTCTTCGCAAAACTCTCTGTACATCTTCTTGACCTGGTTCTGAGTTTCTGCGCAGAAAGTGGTAACGTAGAAGTAAGATCCTTCTTTGTTACCTTCGATATGGCGCTTGTCCCAATGCCCCATGTCGCAAATCCAGCATTTAATGTCGTCTTGTTCTTCAATCTTCTTCTCTTGGAGAAGAATCTTTTTGACGATCTTTGCTACTACCACTTTCGGGTGCTTCAGCGTTCTGAAGCTGAAGTTCGGAATGATATCACGTGCCGTAGCGTCGTCGACAACAACAGAGAACACACCTACGTGTTCCCCGTTAATGGCGAATGCGCCGCAGCAACGGACAGCGCCGTTGATCTTGTTGAGATCCCAGGTTTCGCACCCGGTCAGAGCGCTTTCGCAAACGGGCGTGACCGGAGTTATTACCAACAACGGTTTAACCATAACGAAACCGTCGCCTTTCTCCACGACACCGAGGCTATACTTATTAACTACAGCCGCGCGCTGAATAGTGTGAGTGCCGAATGTTCTGCTGAAGATATCCGGCTCTTTTTTCGTCTCGTCCTTCTTTTCGGCAGCAGTTCCCTTGGACGACGGAACGTTGACTTCGAAGCCAGCTGTCAACAACGCGCAGGAAAGTGCCGCAACGTTGTCGGGGTTAACACGGACGGTAACGACCTGTCCGTTGTTTTTGATCGCGTTCATAACGTTTGTGACGCTATACGCGACAATAATGACGCCTGTGTTCGGCATTTTGATATCCGGATCTGCGTTAATGTACGTGTTCCGGAAGTTCCGGTTCGTGTCGAGCGGGTTCAGGGCGCCGCTGATAATGGTGATTCTTCTCATTGCTTTCTCCTCCTCTTTGTTGCTGTTGCCGTTGTTGTTGAGATCCTGATTTTTGTCCATATTGTTTTCCTCCTTATTGTTCTTCTGCCATTCGCCGTCGACCCACACTTTTGTCGTAGTGGGCCAATCTTTGATAGCGCTAAGAATGATCGGGTGTACGATTTTCCAGTCAAGGTGCCCTTTGCCTGTTCCCAATCGCGGAATCGCTACCGAATCGGGTTTGTTTTTGCAAATCCAGGCAGTCAGCAGTTTGAGAGAACTTTCGATCAGCGGATAATAGCTGTCTCTTTTGAAGTGAACCTTCGTTGCTAAGTTAGCAACAGTCACGTCACCTTTTTGCCAAACGTTCAGCCATCCGTCTTTGCAGAATATGTCGGTAGCGATATCAAGATCTTCGTCAGAGATATCTTTGTTGATACCGCTATTTTCGCATTCGGCTTTATAGTCTACGAGCATAGCGGGGAAATTGTCGGCGAACTGTTTTGCCAAACCTGCTCCCATTACGCCGCAAACGTTGACGGGGTTAACCAGCACTTGCGCGTTGGTTTCAAATATGTTTTTAGTGTCTACCAATTGTCTTATTTCGTTGCTGCAGTGACTTTTGCAGTTAGCGCAGTCACCTTGACACTCGTTGCCTTCGTGTCTTGCTGCTTGATAGCAGTAAAGGCACGCGTGCGGGCACTGCTGCCCCTTGTGTTCCAACAGCTCGAATTTGTTGGCAGGGCACATGCACCGCTTCCGCTGAGGGTTGGATCCGGGCGGCATCATTTCTGAAACGGGTATCCCGAACAGAATGAAGTCGTCCTCACTGATACACCCTTTTTTGTGGTGACGGGGCACGTCACTTTCTGCGCAAGCACCGAAAACGCACCCCTTTTTTTCCATATCCAGCGTAAACTGGACGAACTCTGCTACCAGCGGGTTGTGCATCGAGCAGTCACCCGCTTGTTGCGTGTTCATTTTGGTGCCCAACTTCTCTGACGCTTCTTGCATTTTTCCCCCTATGAGAGAGTAAACGTCGGCGAAGCTGTAACGAAACCGACGGAACCCTGCGTTAAAGGCAGTCGTCACGATTTCTTTTGCAACGTCGATTGATTGCTCTTTCAGCACAAAAATGTGCGCCGGCACAATGGGGTCTACCCTGATCACAACGTGATCCTTCGGGAAACCCTGGTTGCAGAACTCTACGAGTTTTTGGAAGCGTTCTCTCCATTCCAGAACTCCACGTTCCAGGAAGGTGTTGCCCAGTCCCGTTATAGTAGCGTGCAGGACGTACTTTTCCGGGTGAGCCAGCAGCTCAGCTTGCCCTTTGCTCGACAGGCATCCTTTCGTAACGATTACGGCTGCGGGGCAGATACCTGCCTGCATTTTGGGGATCCACTCTTCGTGCCAGGTGGGATCGCCGTCCTCGGTAATACCGATTTTTACTATTTCTTTCATTTCTTTTTCCATTGTGAAAACCTCCTTATAAAGTAACAGTTTTGATATCAACACAAAAAGACAGAACAATCATAACAGTTACACAGAAGATAACTTCCAATAGTTTGGGACCTTAGCTGACGGCCACTCAAACTCTTTGCTATAACTGATATCTGCGTAACTGTTACTCTTGTTCTGTCTTTGTTGTGTTGATATCAAGGATTAACGGGTGGTAGCAGGCCAGTTGCTCACGTTGTCCAGAACGACGATAATTTGCTGCTTGCAGTTCTCGTCGTTGCTTTGAGTCTCGATCGTCTTGATAAACGAGATCTTGCCAACGATCCCGCCGTCTCCTGACGTGTTAGTGACAGCTTTTGCCACCTTCCCGAACATACAAATTTTATTTTGCAGCCCGTGGATTTCTTCAGGAACCTGAGCGAAGTCGTTAACGCCGCAGATCACCCCGTTTTGCCTGATAACGATATTGTCGAACTTTTGCAGTTGTCTCTGTTGCCAGAGTGCAAACTCCTTAGGATTTTTAGCTTCCTTGGGAAGTTCGACTTCGATGCGGGCGACGAACTGCCGCTTGAGGTCAGCTGTCTTTTGGACAGAGACCTGTTTTCTGATATCACCCTTAGCGAAGAAGCAGCCGTCTTGAACGGTGATATCAAACCAACCGTTCAGATTTTCGCTGCCTGTCAAAGCCAGGTAGGTGTTGCCTTCTTCGTCTTGTTGCCAGCAACGCCCTTCTTCAAAGAAGAGCTTTTTGCCTTCGAAGAAGCTTGCAACCTCCTCAGGGTAGTACTCGTTCGCCTCCTCGAGCTCTTGCGTCCCGAGATGTACCCTGTCTTTGGTAACAGGTTCGACCCCGTCATACTTCTCTGCGATATCAACGCACCACAGGAAGTATTCTACAGGCAGCAGATAACCTGCGCAGTTGGACAGGTTTTCCCAGGTCACACTTGTCCACGCAGGGAACCAGTGTTTGTCGTAGTTCTCGCTCCACGACAAGAACGTCATACCGAGAACCAGCATGGCCCTCTGCTCGAAGGCGAGCGCTTTTCCTGTGTTGTGCAGGAATATAGTTTCTACCTTTTCGAGATACGCTCTCAAGGTGAAGGACAATGATTCGAACACTTGTTGCTTGTCCCGCTTCAGAGCTTTTTCTGCGCGTTGTTTGTCTTCGCCGGAAAGCCGCTGCTCCTTGTCAGCGGGCAGCACAAAGGTGTTGATAACTTGCTGCCAGGTTAGTTTGATATCCTTCAACGTGTTGGCGAAGTATTTGTCACCTACTTTCTCTTCGACCTCGCAAAAGGTATCTACTATTTTGTAGTAGACGTCTTCGGGGAGACCCCACTGAGTTACGCACCCTTCTTCGTCGACAGGCGTATACGCTGCCAACTGCTGGGCAAACGCGTACAGTCTGCGGAACAACGGTTCACGCAGATATTGCCCAAGATCGTACAGGATAACGTTAGTAACTTCACCTTTCCGATTCACCCTTACTTCGGTTTCCCAAAGCTCAGGTGCGTCGATCTTGTCGTACACGCTATCCTTGATCTTCCCTTCGAATACAGGGAGTAGCTCGCCCGTTGCCGTCTTGATCATCGAAACTTCGATATCTTGACGGCTGAGAGCCGTTGTCAGCTTGAACGCTTCAAGCTCAGGTTTTGTCACCATTGAAAGAATGGTAAACTTTTTGTCAGAGTCGATTATCGGCTCACCGTGTGCGCCTTTCATCGACTCTATCGTCATAAAGACCTCATACAATGTTTCGAGTGGCATACTGCTATGGCACCACATCGCCACCTTCATAGCAAAAGGTACGCGTTTAGCTTCAACCTTAACTGCTCCTTGTATATTTTTCTCTTCGCAGTATTTTTCCAGCTCAGCAAACGAGCCGAACTTGCGAGATTCGTAGTCGACAAACTTGTCGGGATTGCCGTCCCAAGTGCCCAAGGTAAAAATGGGCTCTTCCAAAATGCCGACTTTGAGAACGCTTGAAACTGCCTCAGCGTCCTCACTCGTATTCGTCTTGGAGCGGTAGGCATGCATAGCCTTCAGTGCGCCATCGACGGAAGTCGCAAGCTTGTAAACGTCGCGACCTTCTTCGTCGTCTCGGCCCATACCGAATTCAAGAGCTTCATCCAAGGTTTTGAAACCTTTTTTGATCAGCTGCTTGACGAAAGCGCAGCTTGTGTTCGCCGCGTTAACTTTTGAAATAAAAATGCTGATACTGATATCAGCGAGATGCGAGTGACGGCAGAAAATAACCGCCCCGTTTTGTGCGAACGCTTCGCGCGGCTTTTCGAAGTCTATCTGCACTTGGCAGTCGGCTTCGGTTAGGCCTTTTTCGCCCGTAACAAACGCGTCTGCGTTGTTTACGAGAAGGTCGTGCATAGCCTTAACGTCCATCGCGTTTTTGTAAATCTGTTTGGCCATGTTAAAGCTGGCCTGTACAAACTCGTCCCTTTCTATCGGGACGATAATGTCGATATATTGTTTGAGTCTTTTGTTCCACTGCAACTGCAGTTTCGGCTCGATTCGTCCCAATGCAGTGGGGGGCTGAATGGCCCGCAGAACGCGTCTTACTTTCTTTTTGGTTTCCCTTCTGATTTCCTTTTCTTCCTTGTGGGTCATTTTTCTTGTGATCGTCATTTTATTTTCCTCCTAAAATAGTGTAAAAGAAACAATAAAGGGAAGAACAGCGTACGCTTTCAGCTGCCCTTCCCTTTCAGCGGCTAACTGAGTGGAGTTACCCTTCTACCACTTCAACCTGGAGCGACGGATCCGCCATTGCCCCAGTCCCCATGTGGTTTACTCCGTTGTCAACGTTTTTGGGATATCTCATTGAGAACTTCAGGGTGACGCTATGTTCACCCTCAGGATCCCACGCGTATTGCTTAATTCCGTACTCGTCGACGAACTCCGTTGCCTTTTTGTCCATAAACAAGAGATACAAGGAGTCTCCGTCAAAGTCACAGCCTTCATTCAGGCGCATTACGAAGTGATTTGCCGGAATAACGACTATGCCCTTAGACAGACTCTTGATTGTTCTGACTGTCGTGTCGATCAGGTCTTGGCTGATCTCTCCTTGATCTTTCAGCTCTTGGCCTTTCGCTACAACTCTGGCTATATACTCTTCTCTCGATATGGTTCTTGCACAGGGATCAGAAGAGTACATATCTGTCACCAAGCCGTTTGCACCAAGCACGCAGAACCCTGCTACCATGCTTGCGATATCAGGCAGGATCATACAGTGAGTGCCGTCGATCGGCAGGTTAAGCTTGCCAAAGTTTTTGTTCAACTTCTTCAAGCTTTGTTTGACTACACGCAGGTAATCGTGCTTGAAGTAGTTGAGTGCGAATTTGGGGTCAAGCTTGTGCGTGACGTCGACAAGGTTAGGATCCTTTTGAACAATCCTTTCCTCACCGGTGTCTTCGTCGATCTCTGTTGTGTAACGGGTAACGAAGTCGTCAACAGAAACCGTACGATCTTCTCTGCCAAAGATTTTTGCTTCTTCTTCTTGGATCATAATAGACCCTAAGATCTCGCACATAAGCATTGTCTTTGACAAGTCACGCTTTGCAGTTGAGCACAGCATTTGGGTGCTGGTAACTGCACGGTGGTTATCACCGTGAGCGATAGACAAGACTTTCAGTCCGCTCTTGTATTTCCAAGGCATATGAGCTGTCTTCTGCCCGTTAGCGTCAGTCAGGTACTCAACAGGTGCACCGTCGTCTTCACGAGTAGCGTAGAAGTAGATAACCTTGTTGACAATAGTCTTGTGTTCTACGCCACGACTGTCAACAAGAACGGTACCTTCGTTGATATCAGCTTTGAACTTCCTGACACCAAGTTTCATCCAAACGTTCTGTTGCTCTTCTGTCATCTCGTTAACGTAGAAGACAATCGGAGTGCCTGTCTGCTCTATAAGCGTATGAATCTTTGCGTCGATAGTTTCCTGATCAACGATCAATCCTGTACGCTTGTTGACGTTATAGGCACGTTCTTGCAAAAGCAGTCCGACCAACAGAGCAGCTTCAAAGACAGTTTTGCCTCCTGTTTCTTCCGTAAAGCTTGCGGCGGCAAACAAAGCACTGATAAATCCTGTGCCGTCCATTCCTTCGAAGCCCTTACGGTCTTTGAACTTGCCAGAAAATACAACGTAAGATCTGAACGCTTTCTTGAAGTGATGGGCAAACGCGTTAGGCAGAACCATACGCTGCATAAACTCTGCGTTGGCCTTGAAGTCATAGTCACCGAACAACGAGAATGCCTCAACGGCTCCGCACGTCATAGCGTTATACACCTGATCCCAGTTAACGCCACGAGTAGCGTCAGGACCGGTATACGTGCCGCACATCCTAATTTTGAAGTTCTTCAGTTCGCCGGTAGACGAAGAACAATAGGCAGGTGTGTACGTATAAAACCCGTTCTGATTAGCATACTCTCGCCATTCTTTAGCCGTGCAAAGGTTGCCGTTGACGATATTGAGCATAAACGAACTGTCTGCGGTTTTTACCACTCTCCAGAACGTGTCATTTCCGTCCTTAGAGATAACCTTGAACAAGGTCATTAACTCCGCTTTGACTTTGTTGCCTTTGATCTGTTTAATGTCAAATATCTGGCAGATATCCTCCCAGCTGTTGACAGACAAGATCAGACAGTCGTCCGAGTAGTTCTCCTTGTAACGTTCGCTGTTGTTGCTTTCTTTGCAGAAACGCCCCTCCTTTTGAACAAACAAGGAGAATACAGAAGAGTGATCGTCCAACAGATCGATAAAGACCTTGTAGCTGATCTCTTTGACCTTGTCCGAAACCTTTCTGCTCTGTTTCTCAAAAGACAGAATCGAGAACGTTACGTTACGATCTTTACGATCCATAAATTGTTTCCTGAATGCCTCTATGCAGTCTTGCTGCGTTTTCAAGAAATACTGCGCAGGCCTGTTAAACCTAACGCCGCCCTTGAGATTGCGCAGCATTGCAAGACCCTTCTGAGCTTCAGGTTCTTTTACTGCTCTCTTTACCGCTGAAATTACCTCCTCTCTGTTTTCAAGGTCAGCGAACCCCTGGTGTTTCTTGAGAATACCGATATCTTTCTTCAAGAGTTCACCGACAACGGCGTCAGCTTTTTTGCCGACAAGCCCGTTAACGAACTTGACGTAAGCAGCGATGCCTGCACTGCGCTGTTCTTTGAGAATGTTAATCGCCTCCTCTTTAGTAACAGTAGCCCTGTCGTCTCCGATAACTTGGTAAGTTCTGTACTTAACGTAAAGTGCATACCAAGGATCTTCACTGCTGATATCAGCAGCTTTAATCTTTTCGAAGACATTAAGAGCCGTTTGTTCTATTCTGGAGTATTGCTCCAGCTTCTGATAACGGCAGAGTACCCATGCCGCCTTTTTAACAGCTCTAATCTCACGAAGATACTGGATAAGGTTATTAAAGACAGTGTAGTAACTGCCGTTGACCTCATTGCTTGACAACACTTTGTTGATATCTGCGATTTTGGATACAAACTTAACGTTGTCCGCAATCGAGATAGCTTTCCTGTAGTGCCAAGCCAAGTTATCCAAAGCTTGATCAAGCTGTTCTTCAAGGCGCTTAGCACTGCCGCCTCTTTTAATAGCTTCGTAAACAGCTGCTAAAATTCTGGCGGTTTTGTCCTGCTGCGCTGCCTTGTCAGTCACTTTGTCGTCCTGTTGCGGCAACCTGTCAACCACAGCTTCGATATCAACGTCGCTGAACAAAGCTCTCGCAACTTCTTCCGTCACGTTCTGCAGCGGATTTTCTTCGTTAGCGTTTTGGAAGAAGTCATATACGACATCGTTTGCACTTTGTTGTTCTTCGATAAATATCCCCTCCTTAAAGTTAAAACGAATCCCTGCTGTTTGCAAGATAGCAAGAGTCATAGCAGTTCTTTTATCTAAGTCATAGACGTCGATAACATTGCTGCCCGGTTTCTGCAATACAAAGTTCATAAACTTGTTGGCAGATACGAACTCAACGTCTACTTTGTGATCCAGACGTTTAATTGTGAAGTTATCGTTGTAACCGCTGTGGCAGCATGCAACCTTGATCGTCTTAACAAGATCTGGCCTGAAGTCAGACCAAGCTGCTGTTTCATTGGTAAGATACAACATCCACTCCATCTTGACTCGGGTAGCCAAAGCGTCAGGTCTGGCGACACCGTCAATTGCACAAATGCCGCCTTTTTTGCCGCCATGGCAGATTAACAACAATGTTTCTTCGTCAACGGAGTACATAGTCCAACTTGCGTTAACGTTGGGTTGCAATCCCCAAGTGTCGTTGTCGTTGCCAGACATTGCGACTACTCTGTTAACAGCAACGCTATGTTTGTTGCAACGGTTGAGCAGTGTAGAAAACAGAGTCTTGCTGGCAGTTTTAGTCGCGTCAGGGGCGTATTTGTTTACAACTTTGAGACCGTCAGCAATTTTTCTGGCAGCAACTTTAATAATAGACTTGACAGTCTTCTTAATTGCTTGATTGCCACCAAGAACTGTTGCTGTACCGTTAGCCCAAGCTTCCCAACGGTATCCGTCTTGTACGTCTGCTGTGACGGCAGCTCCGGTTTCTGTTTGGCTCTCCCGCGTCAGCTGTTTGTAAAGCTGTTTGGTCAGGCCCCACGTGTTAGCGTAGATTCTGCCGAAGCATTGCGGTCTGGACAAGAAAAGCTTCAGGTCAGACCAAAAATGCGCCTGCTTGCTTTGTCTGACGACAATGCAGGCCGCCATTACGACAGCGGTCTTGCGTGCCCACATGGGGAATACCGCTTTTTGCCGTGCAGTGCGTTCAGCCTCAGCCTTAGCTTTAGCCTCAGCCTCAGCCGCGTGAGCCTTCATTGCTGCGAGCGCGTTTTTCAGCGCCCTTTTTTCGTCGCGGTGAACTTCTGCCCACGCTGCCTGGATATCAGCGCAGACAAGCTCGTTCTTTGTAGTTGAGATAATGAGATTGGCGACGGAGCCGCCCTTTGCCGCAATAGCAGCGGTGATCATTTTTTCTTTCAACAACATTTTTAACGCCCTCCTTAAGGGTAAACAGAATATTAACAACGGCTTTATATAAACACACCACAACAACAATGCTGTGCGGCGTGATTGTTGGTAAAACAAAAAGCCCCTCAGGTCAGAAACCCAAGGGGCCTTAACGTTAAGGTGTTTAGATTATGGTCACCTCCTTGTTGAAGAGAGCCGCTATCTTTTTTGCCTCGGTGAGATACCGAGACTCTTGTCCTTTTTTGAGCCACACGCCTGCTATCGAGCTGGGTCGCAGTATGGCCTCGTGATATTTTTCGGGTGTGTAAAAATCGAGCTGCTCCTTTGTTCTCACAAAGTTAGTTTTAACAAGCCAGTCATACCTCAGGCGGCAGTGTCTTTCGTTGTGCTTGACAAAGGACTTTACGTCTCTGTCTGCTACGCAATACACCAGCCCCCTTATCCAAAGTCCGACGGGGCCGACTTCCTCTCCCTGCAAAGAGCAGCATATCTGGAACGGACTGTAGTTTTCTATGCTGTCCTTTATCTTTTGTGCATTTGTGTACGCGCCCCTCATTGAGTAAGCCGCAAGGCCGTGAGAAAATACCATTCTTTGAATAGCGTCTTCAGGCCTTATTGAGAATGACGTTAAGTCCTGGTCTTCTCCTTCCAGTGTGTCGGGCTCTGCATCGGCTATTGCCTCTGCGAAGGCCACCCCGTCAAATATGGGGGCTTGCTTTTCAAGCCCCCATATGATATCAAGGAGCTTTTGTGTCTCGTCATATTCTAAGCACGTGTGATACCTGGACATGAAGCACGTCAGTGCCGCTTTCAGTGCCTCTTGCGGCAAGCCGAGACCCTTTATGAAATCCTCCGGCACAGCCTTAGCGTGACGAACGGTATAGGGCCATTCAATGTAGATCTTCGGCTTCACGAACGCGGTTCTTTTTTCGGTAACCTTGAAGCCTTTTACGGCCAATTCATACGGAAGACGGTGTTCTACTACTTCCGACCCGAAGTCGGCCCAGTCTTCTTTATTGTTTTCTTCCTTGCACCAGACTATTGCTCCCCACGGCAACGCCATTAGTTTGTCAATGGCGTACCCTACGTTCGAGAAGTACGCCCGTGTGTGGCAGAAAGAATCGTGCCAGTCCTCTTCGTCCTTTTCTTCCTCGTTAAGAGAGTCAGCAAGACCAGCCATTGCGATATCGTTGCCGTCGTCATCGCTGCTGTCGTCGTCGTTACTGTCGCTGTCGTTGCTGCCGAAGATCTTCAACAACATTTGTCTCTGCTCTTCAGCGTCTTTTTTCACGATCCACTCGTTTCTGAAAGCCGCTTCGCTCAGAACTTGGCAAACCTCGTTGATAACGAAATTGTCTTTTTTGCCGACAATCGCTGTTACGAGATCCGTGATCTGGAACGGTGCCAATACAGTGAGATCGACGTCATAGGCGACGACTTTGACGCTGCCGTCGTTGACGACTACATTGCCGTAGCGGGAGATAACTTTCAAGACTCCCGCAATTCTTTTCGCATTGTTCAAATCGTACATCTTCATTTTTAATATCCCCTTTTTAGTTAAACTTGTTGATAACGGCATCTATGTAAACACGACAAGGCGTGATAAAACAGTATTTTGTTCCTTCTGCTGTTTATGGGGGCTTAGGACCCTTTCTTCTGATATCAAAAGAAGCCGCATTAAACAAAAAAGGGGGAAAGAATCCCCCCTTATCTTGTTTTGTTATCTTGTCCTGTAGAACAATTCCACAAGGTTGTCAGCCTCGTAGAACGTCCAAGACAAGTTGTGATAGTCTATGTCTGCAATTGCTACGGTCTTGCTGCGGTTCATAAAGTGGACCTTAATGTTAAAACCGTAGCTGTTCTCGAAAGAGAAGTCGGCGAGCATACCGCCGTAGCAGCACATCACGTTAACTGTGATATCACTGTTGACTTCGACGTAAGCCCACGACAAGATATTGTCAATGAGTACCCCTATGTCGTATTCGTCGCACGATACTTCGGGGTCTGTCTCGAATACCTTTGCGTACAAACCACCCTGGCGTGCACCGTGGCAAAAGAGAAAATACTCGTTGTCAGCAGTAACGCCGAGCAGCCAGCCGCTGCCTTGGGGCACGCCGCCGTAGCATTGTTCTTCGTACACAACGCGTTTCAGCTGCACGTTATGAACTGCGAAGTTACCGCCGTGGCGCAAGTACCACGATATGAAATCGCAGACGCTTTGTTTCTGTTCGCTATCCGATTTCCACCAAGCGTCAAGGCTGAACGCAAGGTGGTCTTTGATATCGATCGTGCACGGGTTCAGAACCGGTGTATAGGTGTTAGCCTGCTCGATAGTGCCTTCTACTTCTGTGATTTCCCATTTCATAGTAAAAACCTCCCAAAATAATAAAGTGTTAGTAACGGCATCTATGTAAACACACCATAACAGCACCAACGGCTTTGGCGGTGTCATAGTGTTGACAAAGAAAAAACCCTATGATATCATAAAGATACTATTCTTAATAGCATTCCTCATAAAAAGATAGGGGAGCAGTTTAACGTCATGCTCAGGACGGATATCAACATTTTGTGGGCTAAAACACGGCAGTTAATCCAAGCACCTGTATTGCCTCAGGATGTTCGGATGATTTCAACTCTTGAATTGCAAGAGCAACAAATGATCTTATCGCAAATTGAGTTTTTACGTTATAGATCATGTTTTCCTCTACTTTCTGCAAAAGAGCGGGAGGTCGTGTACGATATAGTTCGAAGTATCGTGCTTCAATCTCATGCGGAGCAAAGAGGTCAAAGCTGGCTTGCAAACCATATCGCACAAATTGTTTTCTTACGGAAGACAAAAGTTGTAGCTGCCATAAAGTCTCTTTTTGTTGAACTACGTGCCAAAATTCGTGGGCTATTACGGCTTCTATACCGTTTAACGCAACATTTGCAAGGTTAACAACAATAGTTGTTCCTATAAAACGTCCACGATATTTTTTATCTGGCAAGCTCTCACAAGAAAGAGAAATATTAGGAACATGATATTTCTGTTGTAATTGTAACAGGTATATCCTTCCTAACGTTTGGCAATACAGCCACTTAAGTATGATCACAGGCATTCCTCCTAAAAAAAGATAAAAGAGCAGTTTAACGTCATACTCAGGACGTGAGACAATAATGTTTGAATATGACATACCACTATCAGAACCGGAACGTTGCAGTATTGCGAGAATTCCTAAGAATCTTTCTATTCGCACAGCGTTTTATGGTCCTGATATCAGCAGTCATACATTTGACGGACAAGAGACACCAAACCTTCAGTGCCCTTTTTTGCGTATTCCCTCCGAAGATCAGACGCAGATAGCCTTGAGAAGTAATGGTCCGTGTATACGGTGCCATAACTTTCTCCGAAAGCTCGTGCATCTAGCTCGAGAAGAGAATACCGGTATACAAGGTATCCTTGAGTTGTCGGCTCGTGGTCACAGTATTCACGACATTGGCTCAAGTAGAAGTCGTGAATTGCTTGGAGCCGACTGTCAGACTTTGCTTCTTTCTCTCTTAGCAAGTGACAGTACTCATGGCACAACGCTTGAATACCGTAAGCCATGTCAGGAATGTTGTTCAAATCCATTATGATCAAGTTAGGACTCTGAACTGCTGACACAGCTTTTGCAAAGTCGCCGTCAAAAAACACTCTAACTTTGAGAAGATATCTGTTCTCAAGCTCTTGTTGGGCCATCTTACAGATATCTTTAAAGTTGGAATGTAAAGTTTTTACCATAGGCAACACCTCCACAAAAGATAAAGGAGCAGTTTATTGTCATGCTCAGGACACGTCAAGAAGTTACCAGTGTAATCCAAGCCTATCTATCTGAGATTGAGAAATCTCGTCATGGTAGTCTTGGTTTATCTTCTTCCGAATATCTTCCAGTTCATCCGGTGCTAGCGGTTCTTCGGCCAGCCACGACAGAAGAACTGAAAAGCATGTGCATATCCCTTGAGTCTGAAGAAGGTGCTTGTACTCTTGTACCCGTTCTTCGACCGATAGGGGTTTCGGAAGATTTGTGGCCATATCCCGTGTTTCAGATTCGAAGTGACGAGCTCCGATTTCTACAGGATTTAGCCAGTAAAGGAGATAGGCGATACCTTCAGTATGGTCACCGAGATAAGACATAAATTCTTGTGACCTTTGCATAGCTTCAGGTATTGTTTTCCATTGTACAGCGTGCCAGAATTCATGACGTGCTTTGCTGATTACCTGTTCCTTACTAACAAAGTTTTTGTAGTAAAGAACTATAGTGTTATCATCATGTCTGTAAAGTCCACGTCTAAAACTTGCAAGATAGTTTAGCTCCAACTTAACGTCATAGCTATATCGTGAGTTTAACATGGTTACAGTTTTTGTCGCTGCATTTTTGAAAACAGATTGTTCTATTCCCCTTACTTTCGGCATTAACGCCATAGGCATCACCTCTGATAAAAAGATAAAGGAGTAGTTTAACGTCATGCTCAGGACGCAAGAAGTTATCGTGAATGACGCTGAACGAATAGCGACAGAAACAGAGAGATATCGTCGATACCGTTACTGCGCAATGTTTCCTGCAGTGCCGATACCGACGCTTTCAGTGTTTCAGAAAGTTTATCTCTTGTCTGTCCCGACGTCTTGGTGGTTGCACCTGTCGGGCTGCAGAGTCGCTGATACTCTGCTAACAGACTTTCCTGTCGATTGTTCAGCTCGTAACCGGGATATTGCTGCAGTAGAGCAACAGCTAGAAGAGGATGTGATATCAACTCTTCAAGTGGACACGGACTTCCTGTTAACCAAGGATCAACAGCGGCATCTGTTAGAATCCCTGTCAGTTCAAAGACACGCGCTTCAATCTCTAGTGGATTCAACAGCGTGTTATGAACTGCCAATAGGAAGCGTCCAGCTCCCGGTTTTTGACGTATTCGCCGATATAACACCTTGTTTAGCAAGAAACGACGAACGTGCACTGCCTCGTGACGAATATCGTTTTTGGCAGTTAGTCTCTTGCCAGGTGTATACCGACGAATTAGGACACGAAATTGTTCGTAGTCAAACGCAGCCAGAAGCTGCAGTTCGTCCTGATCTTCAAGAATGTCTTCGATATCTGGTAGTTGAGCAAACTCTACCTTCGTTGATATCAAAGCCTCCTGAAGCCAAGCTTGACATTGAACAATGTACGCGTTACGCTTGTCTTCGTCTAGAAAACGACGAAGACTACGATAAACTTCTTGATCGGTTAGTGCCATAGGCATCATCCTTTCCTTGTAAAGGAGATTAGTAGACCGGAGACTCGACCTCCTTGTAAGGAACGCCGAGTTTGTCGGCAATAGCCTTGACATACCTCCTTTCTGTTGTCGTTGCGCTGGCGTTGCACCAGCAACCGACTATTTTGAAGTCACGGCACCACGCTTCATGATACCGACCGTCGTCGTACGGCGCGACGCTGGTTTTGTCGACGATCAAGCTGCTGCGCAGCCAACTGTTCGTATAGTCGAACAGTCGACCGCCGACAGCTGACGCTGCGTCCACGTAGCTCTCGATATCTTCGTTTGCGATTAGGGTGATATCTCCCTTGACGAAGACACCGAAGCTGCCGATCTCCTCACCGGGCAAGGAGCAGCAGATATCCCTGCCGGCTTTGGCAACTTTGAGCAACCTTGAGAACGTGTCGACTATGCTGGCGCCCAGCGCCTTAGCACTGAACGCCTTCAAGCCATGCGCAAGCGTGATACCCTGCAGTGCTGTGCAAGGTTTGACACTTGTCAGAAATGTTTCGAACTTCTTGTTAATCTTCATAGTGAATTCCTCCTAAAACAAAGTGTTAATAACGGCTTTATGTAAACACTGTGATATCAACAACGGCTTTGAAGATATCTCAGTGGAATTGTTGACAAAGAAAAAGCCTTATGGTATAATAAGGCTAAAGTTGAACAGCAAGATTCTCTCTAGTCTTATCTTGCTACAGCTGTTGTACTCTTAGGTAGCTGAAAGTATAGGCAAAAATATCGTATGTATGGTAAGTTAACTGCCAAGCAACATTTTGGTAAGACAATCTGCGAAGTAGTACAGAATGTCAAACCAGACATCGATGGCGTTGATAACTGTGGCAATGTCTACCATTAACTTCCACACAACGAACAGCCTCCTTTCTGACAAGCTAAGAGAACAATCTCTCTTGTTACAGCAAGAGACCCTGCACAAAGCATTAGTAAGCATCTTAGCAATAAGGTGCTTACTATCGCTTTGTACAAAGGAATGTTTGCTAATGTCTTGTGCAAAAAGGTTTAACGGGGCTTCAGAGTGTTCCGAAGCCCCGAACAGCAAGCAGGATTATCTGTATCTTATCCTGCCAAACCAAGGTACTCTTAAAAAGCTCAAGGTATAGTAAGATTATCTGACGTATAATGAAAGTTAATTGCCAAGTAACATTTTGGTAAGACAATCTGCAATGGCATACAGAATGTCAAACCAAGTCGTAATGGCGTTGGTAAGAGTTGCTGCTTCGATTATCAACTTCCACATACGAAAGAACCTCCTTCCCCTTACTTTTGTTAAGAGTATCAATCTCTCACACTGTCACTGTGAGACCCTGCACAAGGCATTAGCAAACATTCTGCCAAGAAAGTGCTTGATAGCGGTTTGTACAAAAAAAACACAAAAGCCCTCCAAAACAGAGGGCTTTTAGTGTCTGAAAAGGAGGAGGAGCAGTTTAACGTCATGTGTTCAGGACAAATCAGAATGGCACATCGTCGAGGTCAATAGGCTCGCCACCCCAATCGTCGTCGTCTGTGTCATAGGAGGATATATCGTCCTTTTCGCCACTGTTCTCGCCACTGTAATGTTGTTGCCTGTTCTTGTGCCACACCTGTCTTTCTTGTGACTTGGCTTGTTGCATCCAAATACCCAAAGGCGTGTACCAGCACAAGGACGCCTCCTCGTCTTCAGGACTAAGAGGTATCTCAATGCCGAACATATCAAGCATCGAGTCGTAGTCAAACTTAATACTGCAGCGAAGTTTGTCGAAGAATTGCTTGACGTCTTCCCCCTGTTGCTCCCTGCAGAATCCTGCGGCGTACAGATACCACAGGAATTCGTAAGTGTCACTGCAGCAAAAATATCCTTTGTCCACAATGTCACTTACGAATTTATTAACGGGGGTCCACCTATTTTTCTCGGCGTCAACAACGTAGCATTGCTTGTCAAGAAATTCAGCGAACTCCCATATGTTTATAACAAAATGGGGGTGCTCTACTGCAAACTGTCTTTCGATCCAAAATGCAGTAATTTTATGTTTGTCAAAGCAAACGAATGACTCCGTGTACTTGTCGTCGTCTGCTTTATTTCTTTTGACAGCCTTTTTGAAGGCTTTTAAGGTTTTGCACCCTGAGCTTTCGTCAAAGGCGTGTGCTACCCTGTCTTCAAATTGAACTGAAGAACTGACGTCGTGTGAGAATGACGCCTTAATAACAGGGTATTTTAACACAATGCCGAAGCCGCCTAAAAACTTATTGCGCTCTGTTGCACAAATTTGGGCGTTTGTCGGCAGATTGTTCAGCTCTTCTAACCGAGTATACAATCCGCCCAACGACCTGTCGCACTGGTTAAATGCCCACAGCCCGTGATTAACAATAATTCTGTCACGACGCCCGTCAAGGCCGGAACCTATTTCTTCCGTCCTGCAGAGCTCACACTTCTCGTCCCTGATTATGCTCTTGGTGACGTAGAAGCGGTCTTCTGTCGTGGTTAACGTATACACCGTCTTAACAGGCCTTGTTAAAGACGGTGTCTCCGCATTCCACGGAGCTTTGGTTTTGCGACCGCAAATGGGACATACAACTTCTTCTTTTAAGAAGCCGTAATCTTCTAAGTCTTGATCGTCGCAGGTGCACTTCCATTGCCACTTATAATAACCATTGGAGACGTTGCTTATTGCACGCAACAGTTCTTCTTGGGTGAACCGTATATCGTGTGTTTCCATAACTGGCAGTGACACGCCGTAGTTTAGCGCGATTTCGCACTGCCACGCTGACGTCACCCCGTTAACCGTTTCAGGAGGATAGCTTTTTACCAGGGTGGCGTTCTTTGTTAACCACTCAAGATCCTCCGCCGTCTTGACATAAAAATGCCACGGCGTGGTGCCTTTTGCGGTATAGCAATACACCACAGCCGGCAGATCGTCTGCCATTGCCATGAACCTGTTGTCCCTTTCAGGCACAGGCCATTTATCGTGCTTACTGCACACGGCAAGCTCTTCGTTGAGAGCAGTTTCGTATGCCGCCAGCGCGGCCTTGACAGCTTTGCGCGCCTTTCTTGCAAGGCGAGCTGCGGCGCGAGCCTTTTCTGCGGCACGACGAGCCGCCTTTTTAGCTTCGACAGCACGACGTTTTTCAGCCTTTTTGGCCTCAGCGGCGCACATTGTCACAAACTCGTCGATAGTGACTTTCTTAGCTGCCAGCGCAGCTTGAATTTTGGACTTCAGATTAATCAACATGATAAGCCCTCCTTAGAGCTATGGACAAAAAAGTTAACAACGGCTTTATGTAAACACAACTGTCGTTATTAACGCGACAGTGTGGTTGAACAGTTTTTCCCGTCTGCGTTTACAGAGGCTTCGGACTCTTAACCGTTAGGTTAGCCGCATTAGAAAATAGATCTTGACATTTGTGATATCAAGATCTATAATGTCAGATAAGTTCTGACAAACTTCTGCGATTATTACGTTCTCGAGAAAGAAACAGAAAGGCATGCTAGCCAGAATTAACCGAAAACTGCGTGAGCTATTGCGTAAGCAATAACACTTTCGACAATTCTAGATATCTTAACCTCAGACAAAGTTTTTTGCACAAACTTGCCTAAAGTTTTAAGAATCTTTTTAGCTTTCATGCCGTTTTTCCACTTCCTTTCATTAAACAATGTCAGTTATTGTCGTGAGGAATAACTGACATTGTTTCTTGTTTTCTCTCTGCGTTAGGGGCTTGAGACCCTCTGCTCTAAGAGTAGGCCGCATTAGAAGATAAGCCTTGACATAAAAGACGTCAAAGCTTATAATGTCACGTAAGTCCTGACATTTCAGACTTCAAAGATTGGTTTCGCTTTCTTTGATAAGCGTTTTACTGTTGAGTCACATTGACAGTAACGAAACAACGCCGTTTCCGTACCCTTGACCCTGGGCACTCTTATCAATTGTTTGTGCTGTAATCACAAACTTACCAAGAGAGAAACGGAACAGGTATGACTAAGATAAGTTCATTAACCGATGATATAGTGCAAGATAAGACCTGCAATTACCATTTCGGCAATGTTCTTAACGCTAAGGCTTTTAATGTGGTTAACCAAAGCGTTTACGATCTTTTTCATACCTTGTGCACCTCCCTACAAAAAAGAGATATCTTTTATTGTTGTTACAGTCAACAGAAGATATCTCTTTTTGTCTCTTCCCTTCCACAGTTTATAGAGGCTTAGGACTCTCAACTACGCTATAGTTGGCCGTGTTAGAAGATAAGCCTTGACAAACGCTTCTATAAACCGTATAATGTGCAAGAATCGTGGATGCCACGAGGATAGCTCGGTAATAAAGCATATAGAACATGTTAATCCCGAGAATCTTGCAATTAAAGTTGTAAGAAGCATAGAAACAAGATATCAAGGCTTATAATGTCACATAAGTCCTGACATTACAGACTCCTGCAACAGTTATGTTCTTGCAGGTAAACAAACATAGTTGCAGTCACGTTGGCTATGTTAGAAACAACGCTACTTCCGTACCCTTAAGGCGGGGCATCCTTATCACTGCTGTCACAAAGGCAGCCACCAAGGAAGAAGTAGAAGCCGTAAAGAAGGTTAGAAGTTGTTCATAAAGAAGTTAACAATTTGCCATATCCACCTAATGACGGTTAAGGGATTTTTCTTGGCAAAAGTTATAGCTTTACGAAGATACTTTTTAAGCTTCTTCTTCACGGTATGTTCACCTCCTAGAGAGTGTGACAGTGATAATAACGGTTGTATAGCACAAAAAGGCCTTAGCATTCCTCGACTTGATCAGTTCACAGTACTGACAGAATGCTAAGGTTCTTTTTGTTTGTTGGGTCTTTTTCCCTCTGCGTTAGTGGCTTGGGACACTCTACCCTTGACGATAACAACAGGGCAGGCCGCATTAAAAAAGGGCCTCAAATGAGGCCCAAAAGTTTCATATTTTCTATTATCTGCTGCCGCTGCTGTTGCAGCTTTTCGACACTCACGGACATAGTCCGCTTGCGCTGTGTGCAGCGGCGTGCGCATTCTTCGGGATCGGTGTCCACGAAATGCGCGTTAATTTCGTAGCCGCACTCCCTGAGGACGTGTGCCACGATTTTAAGCGAGCCGTTGTCCCCAACCATGGGGATAGCGACGTTGTACCCTTTCACCGCGAGATACTGCAGGACCCAGCTAGCAATCTTGCTGGACTCTCTGCAGACATTAGTGGCGTCGCCGCCGTTGTACTCGGGCAGCAACCACTTAACAACGTCGGGATCGACAGTATAGTAGCCGTCAAGACCTCTAACGTATGTCGACTTACCAGAGCCCGGAAGACCGCAAACGATCGTAGCCTTACGGTCTCTTTTAGCTACCTGGTCCGCTCTTCTAGTGAGAAGATTGAACAGATATGCCCTCAGCCACGGGCGACTTTCTTCAAGGCCGAAATGACCCCAGGTGTCTCCTTCGACCTTGATAGAGTTGACTGCGCTGTCAATACCGTGTTGCCAATAGGCAGCGCAGTACTCTGAGGCTTCCATGCTGCCCTGCAGCTCACTATCGGTGAACTTCAGAACATACATTTGTACACCTGTATCTTGCGCAATGTCTGTTAGCGCTTTAAAGAAGTGGGGGTGTCCCACCGCAAAATCTTCCTTGATCCACATTGCAAGGAGTGAAGCATTCTTGCCCATTCGTACGATAAGCTCAACGTACTGACAGGCATTGTTGCCGTACGCCAAGTGATCTTTGACGGCGTCGTTATACGCCTTTCTATTCTTAAGTCCAGCGTGGAAATTACGGGTGGCGTAGCGTTTGTCGCTATCCTCCTCGTCCCGTTCGGACCAAGCATCGGAGCAGGTGTAGTCAAACGCCGCTTTGATATCAGGGTGTTCAATTGTTACCCCAAAATCTCCGCAGAACTGCTCCTGCTCCGTGGTGCAAAATTCCACGGTTTCAGAGAGAGAAAGGAACTCCCTGAAACGCTGCAAAGCGCCGTGGACGTTGTTCTCTCCCTTTCTGAAAGCCCACAGACCGTGGTTGACGGTAATGTTATCCTTGACACCGTCAAGACCGCCACCGTAATAGACAGTTTGGCAGTCGTTGCACATTTCATCGCTGTCAAGGTTGGCAATCGCTATGCTGCCTTCCACAAGTCTAACTTCGTATCTTATAGAAGACAAGTAGAAGTTGCTATGCCGGCAATAGCTGTGTATGCTCTCCTTTCCGCACTTCGGGCAGCGTTTACTTTCGTTAACGCCTCCGTTTTGCGTTTTCGCAGCGACGAAAATTAGCTCCTCCGCTGAATTAACCTTCGCGACTTCTTCTTTTTGAAGGGCCTTTTTGCAATCGGGGCAAATCAGTCCATTTTCAAGCCGGCCTTTTATTACGCCAACATGTTCTCCTTTCTCGTTGACGTAATATTGCCCGAAGGAATCCAGGGTTTCGTAGTAATTGTTTTCGTCACCTCCGTCCTCTTCCTCCGAGAGCTTGCCGCAGATTGGGCAAAGTACTGCTACCCGTTCTGCAACGATATTGTCGTTGTCGTCGAGCTCGTTTGTGGAAAGAAGATCAACGGTGCACTCCCGCCAAGAATTGACAGGTCTGCTCTCGACTTGCAAAAGCAGTGCCTGCTTGCACTCTTCGAACGACGTATCGACGAAGGTGTAAGCGTCCTCTTCCTTAATGGAAGTGTCGTTTGCGTCAAGGAAGACACCTTCTATTTCAAGCCGCCCTTCCTGGTAATTTCTATGGGCGTACGTTATTACGCTCTTTTTCAAGAGCAGTTTGAAGTCACGCACCGTGTCTATTTCGTAACAACGGCTGTCGTGCTTCTCAACCGGATTCTGTACCTCAGCGTAAATGGTGTACCCTTGCTGGAGAAGCTTATCGATAGCCTTCGCATACTCACAGCACCTTTCTGCGCTGGGCAGATACTTGAGCGCGTCCATAAGAAGCTGGTGTTTCTCCTTAACAGCTTCAAACGCGTTTTCTATTGCGGCCGACTTGGATTTGAATTCTGCCTCGGCCTCTTCATTATTTTTCTTGTCCTCTTCTGTGAGGCCCCAGCCGAAGAAGCCGGTTTTTACTCGAGCGCTATATGCACTATACGCTTCGGTTCTGTTCTTTTCGTACTCCTCCTCTGCCTGCAACAAGTCTGCCTTAGACTTCTGGAGCAAGTCCAGTGCCTCTTGCAGGCCGTTCAACATTAGAGACTTGATAGCCTCCACCGGCTTGACCGGCTTGACCGATTCTTCCCAAGCCTTACCGGCCTTGATGTCGGCAGCAATGGCTGCCTTTTTATCGGCCATTGTGCTGGCCTTCCAGCTGTCCAAGGCCGCTTTCTCGGCCTTACGGGCGCGGCGGGCAGCAGCTTTCGCCCTGCGCGCCGCATCTTTTGCGAGGCGTTCTTCCTCGCGTGCTTTCTTGGCCGCGATAGCTGCGGCTTTTCTTGCGGCCTTGGCAGCCGCTTGGCGGCGTGCCTCGGCTTCCTCAGCGCACGCCAGCACGAACGTGCTGGTCGTGTAGCCAGCTGCTTTCAACGCAGCGGACAATTTCTTGCTGATCGTGTTGTTTTTCATTTTGAACATCTCCCTATTTTTGCTTTCGTTTTTGTTGCTGTTGTTGGTGTTGTTCATTTTCGTCATGATAATCAACCTCCTTTGGTTGCACACTCTGTCTGATATCTTCAGCTCAGAGTCGAGACCCATGACGTGGTCTCTTTACAGGTTTACCCACCCTTGATTATAGTGAGATGATCCTCACTCGAGATTATATTGCCTGTACAACGCTGTCAGAAAAAGCTAACGTTGAAGGCGAGTCTCGGTTGCCCATTCAAACCTGTTAGAAAGCATGGGATATATGTTAACGTAAACTCATATATCGGATATAAGCTTACGGTTGATCAGTATTCTTCCCTTCCACTGTTTATAGGGGCTTAGGACCCTTTCCTTTGATCTTTTGATATCAAAGGAAGCCGTGTTAGAAGATAAGTCTTGACACAAAAGATAAAGAGATATCTTTTATTGTTGTTACAGTCAACAGAAGATATCTCTTTTTGTTTTCTTCCTCTCTGTGTTAGGGGCTTGAGACCCGCTGTCTTACGACAGGCCACATTAGAAGCGCCCCTGAAAAGGGGCGAGAAGCTGCGCGCACCCCTGAAGAGGGGCATTTACTGTAACTATTCTGTTATAAAGACGTTGACTCCCTTGGGAATCTCGTCTTTTACCAGATAATACATTGCAGGGGTCATCCAAACCCCCAATACGGCAGGATTTTCCTGCCATACTTCTGCGCAATTATCGATATCTACATGTGAGTAGATATCGATAATTGACCGCTTGTATTTTTTCTTGTCACATTCTCGGCCGCCATCAGGCATCTTCCACGAGAAGACGTCTTCTGTAGCGGCGAATTTGACGTTACCACGAAGCAACACGCCAATGTTGCCCATGGGTTTGCCGCTGGTGCACAGCACCATTTTATGCGTTTCCATTTTGGCGTACAGAGCCAATGCCCTGGCCAAAAGTCCCGAATAAAACTTACGCCGCAACTTTTTCGTCATAATGGCTACTCGTTGAGGCGAAGCCTCACCACCAAAAGACTCCATTGTCTTCTTTACGTCTTCCTCATTCGGAGGAAAAGACATAAAGTCAACAGCGTGATAAAACGCTACGCTGTCGAGCATGGTGACGGGCACCTGCGCTTCTTCTGCTTGTGTTATCACAGGCACAAGAGCGCGGCAGGGCAGTACCGTGAGAGCGCGGCAGGGCACCACGACAAGAGCACGGGTCTGTACCGGCACCAACGCGCGGCACTCGGCCGGTACGAGAGTGCGGCAGGGCAGCACCGTAATGGCACGGCAGGGCAGCACCGTGAGAGCGCGGGGTTGTGCCTGCACGAGAGCGCAGCAAACAGTGGTTGCCGAGCTGTTGATGTCGTCGACGTTAACGCTGGTGTTGCTGCTAGTGGTGTTGTCGCTTGCAACGAGTGCTGCGACGAGCATGAGAACAACAATGATAACGATAATGATAATAGTCATGATTATTACCTCCTTAGGGTAACCCGTGCATGCCTTGTTGCAAGTCACGGTCGGAAGACATGACGACTTCCTGGATCTTCTGGCTTAGTTTATAGTGAGGTGCGACTCACTCGGTTACAGCAACCAGTTCCCACTCGATCCTAAAACATGGGTTTATGTAAACACGGCAAGAACGAAGCGTATAGCTATGTTGTTGCAAGCCGTAGTTGAACAGTGCTAGCCATCTGCGTTTACGGAGGCTTTGGACTCCTAGCTTTGATATCAAAGCTAGCCGCATTACGAGCAATTCTCACGAAATTGACCCCGGGGGCTAAAAATCCCAAAATGACCAAGATCATAATAAAAACAGGTTCCTCCGGAAATTTTTTATTTTTTGAGATCCTAATAGGTTTTTAGACTTTTTGAGATCCTAATAGGTTTTTTAGACTTTATCTTTTTTAGCGAGTTTCCGGAAATTTTTCCTTGAAACTCTGAGGATCTTTGTTATAACCGGTAATAGCAAGAATAGGAGGGAAAAAGAAAGGATGGTAGAAAATGGGTATCGGATGTGGTGCTGCTAACCTTAACAGGATAGTCAGCAACAGAAGTCTTAACGACATTGCAGGTATCTTCAAGAGTGGTATGGTAGGACAAGGGAGATATCACCTTAACTATGGTGACGCTCTTAACACCGGTCTTGACCAGATTAATCCCCTTGCCTTTTTGGGAGCCGGAGGAGGAAGACAAGGTACGGGCTTGATGAGTAATCTTACAGCTGCTACTGGAGCACCCGGACAACAGAGTTTTGGACGCTTGTTTAACACTCTTCCCAAGGCGTTCAAGTTTTAGAAATTAGTTCTTGTGAGGAGGACAAAAGAAGAGATGACTGTTACCAAAGGTAAGATAAAGATAGAAGACGTTGAGATTGCAGGAAAGTTTTCCTTTATCGGGGAGGTTGACCGTACAAAAAAACCGCCGATCTTGACGATCAGCGGTGTTGTTGAGACTGCGGCAAGATTACCTGACAGTTTTAAAAGTATGGCAGGTGGCAGAGTTGTTCTCTTTGACGTTTTGATCAACAGTGAGAGTGCAGGCAGCGAAGATAACAAGATCGTTTACGGTTTTTCTGCTAAGCGTTACGAGATAAGGTAACAGCAGCAGAAAAACCTTACAAAGGAGTGTTAACAATGTCTGATAACGGTTGTGACGACAAGCTTTCAACCTTTTTGGCTGCTCTTCCTGAAAATCCGTGGGGGTTGTCAAAAAAAGGTTTGTCTGCAAAGAGGGCTGCTACTGCCCTTAACGCGGTTAAGACAGGCATGTACTCTTCGATACCGATAATCTGTAAGGGCGCTGCCTGCCCTTACGCTGAAACTTGCGCACTGTTACCGTATGACTTGGCACCTGAAGGTGACCTGTGTCCCGTTGAGATATCAAAGATAGAAGCTTTAATCCAAGGTTACGTCTCTGACTTTGACCTTGACGATATGAGCTTTACCGACAGAGCCTTGGTTAGTGAGGTAGTCAGTCTTGATATTATGCTTGACAGGTGTAAGGCTTTGATGGCTAAGGAAGGGACGCCCGTCCTTGACGTGGTTATCGGGATATCAGAACACGGTGAAGAGATACGGCAACCTGCAGTATCAAAGAGTATAGAGGCTTACGAAAAGCTGACGAAGAGAAAAGATAACAAGCTTATGATGTTAGCTAAGACTAACAGAGATCGTCAACGTTTTGCGCCGGAAACAGATAAGCAAAGCTGGATCCAAAGTGTAGCTGACGTTATAACGATTGACGACCTTGAGGAGAGCAACAAGATATCGTAAAGAAAGGAGAAAGAGAAAAATGGGCATACCGTTTTCTGGAACAGCTAGTTTTCTAAAGAGATGGACTGACGCTTACGGTAAAGGCATAAGTAGAGATGACCTGCTCAGCTTTGGTCAAAAGATCTACAGCAATGACGCTATCGAAAAGATAGGAGAGAACGGGTTACCTGCCGGTAACTTGTTTCAGAGTACGTTCCTTGAGCTTGACAGAAGAATAGCTAACAGTCCTAAACTGTTGGCAAAATTGGGTACTGAGGTAACAAATGCTGAAGGTAAAAAATACACCCAGCTTGGAGGTATGGCAAGGGCCAAAAGCTTGTTCTATAACGCTTACGGTTCTGACGCCGGTGAGCTGTCTTACGCAAGGGTAGGGGTAGCAGGCATAGCAGGATCTTACCTGGCTTATAAGGTATTGTCATAAAATGTAGCGATATCGAAAGGAGGCGACACCTTGTGGGAACAGTTAAAGACTTTATGACTACGGTCAATCACTTTGCTACGGCTTACCTTGACGGTACTAAAGATTTTCAAATGCAACGGGGAAAGCCCATAATCCTTCTTGAAGGCAACAAGGCAATTAACGCGTTTAGTGCCGGTAACCTTTTTGACAGTGTGCGTTTTGCTCTTGACCAAAGATTCTATAACACGGCAAAGGATAAGGGAGGAAAGATCTCTTATCGAGACAATTACTCTTTGTTGGAAAAAGCAGGAGCACAAAGAATAGTACAAGAAGGCGGCAAACAGACTGACGGCACTGTTAAGAACAATAAACCCTTAAGCCAGTGGAATATTAGTGACAAGGAAAGGTTACAGTCTCTAATGTATGATCGTGACGGTAACTTTGCTTACGCAAGAATGGCTACGGCAGGCGTAGTATCAGGCGCGCTTGGTTTACACTTCTTGTCTGACTTTACAACTATGCGACACGCTGTAGGAGTACCTTATATCTGAGAACAAAAGTGTGTAAAACAAGAAAGGGTGGTGATATCGTTATGTTTCAGACAGCGTGGAATTTTGTCAAACACGGAGGAAAGACTGTCAGCCAGCTTACCAGAAGTGCAGTTAGCGGTCGTACACACACGTTGATATCAGACAAGGTAGGAGAAGATTACGCTAAGGATCTTGTTGCGTCAGGAGTGCCCCAGTATCAGGTTGCTGACGCTATTAACGCACAAGAAGGATTGTTGGCTCTTTACAAGAAGGCAGGTACGCCTGTTAACGCCGGTGACAACATAGGAGCTACCGGTCTTGACGCGATAAAGAGCCATTACTACAAACTACAAAGCGGTACTACCAAGGATAACGCTGTCTTTACCTTCGACGACAGCAAAGCATTTTATGACGGGACTGCGGTAGCTGCCGCTACAGCTGCTGCTATTGTAGGTTTTAAGGCTGTTCAAACAGGAGTTTCGTTATTAACGGGTGACTACTAACAGTGGTTACCAACAATAACCGGTAAAAATGTTGATATCAGCTGATATCACAAGGAGGTGATCGACAATGCCTGTTTGGTCACAGGTTATAGGAAAAGGTTTAACGGGAGCTTTAAAGGTAGGATTAGGTTTTGGAATACAAGCAGGTAAGATGGGATGGAAGAGTGCCGCTGCTGTAGGAGAAGGCATTATGGGCACCAGCAAAAGGATAGGAGAAGGTTTTGTCGATGCCAGCAAAAAGGTAGGTGGCGTCTTAGCAGAACCCTTTGCGACACCTGAAGCCAGAAGACAAACAGGTATTAACGCTGCCGAGACTATCCGTGACGTAGGTAACGCTTTTGTTCGAGAAAATGCCAAAGGCCATATGGAGCTGACCGGCAGAGGCCTTGGTATTATCGGAGCTATAACGGTAGCCGACAAGCTTCGAGATTCTTACTATGACACGAAGACAGAGAACCTTGGTATTGTTGATCGGCAACCGGTTAGAGCTACACCTGACTATCGACCCCGACAGTACGAGATGCATCCGCCAAAGAGGATAACTGCTGACAGTGGCGGTGCTACCGGCGACCTTGTGTTTGCACTGCACAACCTTAGGAACCAAGGTCTTTACTAACGGTTGATATCAGCTGATATCACGAGGAGGTGATCTTACTATGTCAACCAGTAGTAGTTTAGGAAAGGTAATCTGGAACGCGGTTTCTAATCACGGTGTTAATATCGGGTTGACAACTTACTTTGGTATCGACGCTTATCAGGAAGCCAGAAGAGAAGGATCGGGTTTCTTGGGCAGTGCTGCTGCAGCAGCTGAAAATATGGCTTTACCTATGGTTATGCCTGGTGGCTTACCCGGTTACTTTGCCTTTGAGCTTGCTACCAGTATGCCGAGTTTAGCTATCGACTTTTACAAGGCACAACGAGATTACCGAAGGAAGCTTGGTGTAGAACAACGACACAAGGCTTTTCAAAGCGCAAGCTTTCAAGATACCCAAATGACTTACACTATGCGACAGGCTGCTATGGCTATAGCACAGCGCAGTCGTTACAATACCCAAGCAGCAATGTTAGGACAAGAAGCACAGTATATGTTAAAGTAAGGTGATATCAAAGATGGCAGGTAGACTATCTACAGCAAAAAAGCTTATGAACTTTTTAACTAAAGATTTGCAAATGGATACCAAAGAAGCAAAAAATATTCTTGGACAATTAGGACAAAAAGATAAATTTTATGAAGGAGATAATGCGGAACGCTTTTTAAGTCACATAGAGGAAAAATTTAAAATAGCAAGAGACAACCCACAATTGGGTCATACTGATACTGATCCCATAATAAAGGACTTTTTGTCGGTAAATAATATTGGACAAACGACTTGGGACAGAGGATACCGTACGGGAACTTTTACAGAGAACTGGAAGGATATGGGATTTGACCGGTATGATTATCATGATAGATATAATCAAATTTATAATGATAATTTACGACAAGCAGTGAGAGGTAATTTTAATTACAGTAAATTAAACGATATTGAAAAACAGATGTCTACAGTAAGTCCAGAAAGTCTTGCTGAAAAAAATGGTTTTTCAATAAGTAAAGATGGCAAGTTAATACCAAAATCAGAAGAATTAAAAATAGAAAAACCAGAGGGAGCACTAACTCAAGAAGACATTGATCGTGTAAATAAAGAATTTCACCAGCGTAAAACACCAATAATGGCTTTTCAAAGAGAATATGAAAGACTGCGATTTGCTAAAGACATGGGCATGGACCCTAAATATCTCAGTCTTGAAAGTATGGACAGAGTTAAGGCAAACATACGAGAGAACTTGGATAAAGCATCTCAAGGTGGATCGGTTAACCAGATATTTCTTAATCAACTGGATAAAGATGGGGCGATACGGGCACGCCAAGCAGCTATAGACAATGCTAATAAAAATATTGCTGACAGTCAGAAGATTCTTGATGAGTATGAAAACCGTCTAAAAGAACAAGGTGCAAATTCTGATGTTATTCAAGAGTCCTTTGATACTTTTAATTATTTGGATCAACTAGCAAAGGTCACAGATGAACAAATAGCAGCGCAGGCAGGTCAGACAGGTTCTGACGTAAAGAACGTGATAGAAACAATGAAAGCAGCCCGTACTTTTGCACAAAATCCAACTGACGAAAAAGTAATAGCTGATTACGTAAAAACAATGCAAGATAAAGGATTAAAGGGTTATGATATAGAAAATCAGACACATATTGGGAAAGCTTACGCAGCACACGTACGTCTAAAGCAGGCTCAGGAAGATCTAGAAAAGATAGGATCAGGCAAAACCTTGCAAGAGACAGCGGCAGGATCTGCACAAGAAGCAGCCGTAGCTGACGCTGCTGCTGACTTCTCAGGCGTTTTGCCTACTTACGAACAAGCTATGGCTGGTAACGGAAAGGTTTCTCTTGATCGTGCTATGTTACGAGAAAGAATGAAAGGCGATCCGTCAAGCTGGGGCTTTGACGCTGCGGCTGAGCATCTTGCGAAAGAACAAGATACGTACCTTGGTAAAAGAATTGAAGAGATTAAAAAGAGCAAGGCTTCTGACGCCGAAAAGAGAAAGATGTTTGATGACGCTATTGCTACCGTGCAAAAAAACGTAGCTGAAGGTCCCGGTATGTCTAACTACTTCTTTGGTAATCAACTTCATACGGGGGCTGTAGGAGCGGCAGCTATCGTAGGAACCATGGGCGTAGCCTTTGGTGGCCGCAAGAGTAACGCTGAGCTTTACTCGTCACCATTCTAAGGTGGTGTAAACATTATGGCGTTACCTTTAATAGAAAGATTGCTTAATGCCAGAGGAATTTCTGACACTACCGCTATCAAGAACTTTCTAAACCCCCATACCGCTTTCGAAAACCCCTTTATGATGAAAGATATGTACAGCGCAGTCAGCAGAATCGAAAGAGCTATCAAAAGTGGTGAGCGGATAACTGTTTTTGGTGATTACGACGTTGACGGGGTATCAGCTACTGCGATAATGTATCGTACCCTGTCAGATCTTGGAGCTGCTGTTGATACCTACATTCCTAAGAGATCTGAAGGATACGGTCTTAACAGTAACGCTCTCAAAAGTCTTGCTGAAAAAGGTACTAACCTGTTAATAACGGTTGACACGGGTATCGGTAACGAGAAAGAGATCTCTGAGATCGCTGACAAGTTTGACGTTATCGTTACCGATCACCACCTGGTACCTGAGGGTGGTGTGCCGTCAGCCGTTGCTGTCCTTAATCCGCACCAAGCAAAAGATTACTATCCTAACAAAAATCTTAGTGGTGCAGGCGTTGCCTTCAAGCTTAGCCAAGCCTTGAGAAACAAGATAACAGGTGCTGATATCCAAAAGTCAGTTGAAAATCTTGAACTTGCAGCGTTAGCTACCGTTGCTGACGTTGTGCCTATGACAGGAGAGAACCGAAAGATCGTAGCTGACGGCTTAAAGGCTATCCAAGCGTCGCAAGATAAGGCAATCCAAGCACTGTTAAAAACGACAGATCTTGCACAAAAAAAACACCTTACTGCTGAAGATATCGGTTTTAAAATAGCACCCCGTATTAACGCTGCAGGCAGGGTAGAAGATCCCGGCATAGCGCTGTCCTTGTTCACTCTTGATCAACAAGAGAACAAAGCTGTCTTTCAAAAAATAGCTGATTCTTTGTCCGAGCTTAACAAGAAGAGAAAAGCTATAGAAGCTGATATCGTTCAAAGTGCAGAAAAACAGCTGTTACAACTGCGACAACAAACAGGCGGTTATATCAGTTCCGTCATTGTTGAAAACAAAGGGTGGCACGAGGGCGTTGTAGGTCTTGCGGCAGCAAGGTTATCTGAAAGACACAAACTGCCGTCGATAGTGCTAACCAGCGAAGACGGCAAGATCTATCACGGATCTGCCCGCAGTGTACCGGGCTTTAACGTTATGGATGCGCTTAGGGAAACTGACAAGTTCTTGCTAAGGTATGGCGGTCACGAACAAGCAGCAGGTTTAGTCATAAAAGCAGAGAACCTTTCTGCCTTCAAGGCTGCGTTTGATAACTTTGCAAGGGATAACTTTCCGTCTCTTGCTGCTCTTGAACTTGTAGACGCAGATCTGGATCCTGCAGAAATAACCTTAGCTGACGCTAAAGAACTTGAAAAGATGGGGCCTTTTGGTGTTAACAACGAAAGACCAATTTTTGGAGTCTCTGACGTTAGGGCCAGTGACGTTAGAACAAGCAGTGACGGTAAACACTTGTTTTTTAATATTGGCGATAAACGTGCTGTAGCTTTTGGTGCAGGTAACCTGGAAGACTTAGTTAGGGACAGCAACGTCGACGTTACCTTCTCTCTTGATATCAACGAGTTTAGAGGAACAGAAAACGTTCAGCTTAACGTTAAAAGTGTAAGGCCTGTTGCCGGTAACTCTGTTAAGGCCTTGTCTGACACTGTTATCCAAGATATCTACAAGTTCTTGCAGACAAGAAGCAATGAACCTTTTAACGTTAGTACCTTGGCTGCTGACTTCAGTAAAAAAACAGGTGTGCAGATATCCGGGTATGACTTTGGTACAGCTACTAAGATCTTGGAAGAGTTAGGACTTTTTTCTGCTGTAGTTAATGACGGATCTGTTTTTACTGCAAGTCATAATGGTAATATCAACTTTACCGGCTCACAAACTTACCGTAACCTTAAAGGTATCACCTTATCAGGGGCACCTGTTCGAGTTATTCCTGTCTCTGATCCTGTTGAAAATGTAACACCTGTTACTCCTGCCCCTTCTGTATCACCTTCTTCCGGTACACCTACCGTTGCAGCGTCAGTAACACAAGATATCGTCGTATCACCACCACCTGTGGCAGAAGAAACGGCAGCAGCAGTTATTACAGAAAATGTAGCTGCGCCGGTAGATCTTGTAACGTTGCCTGAAGAAAACATTTCTGCTGAGACAGTTGTTAAGGAAACAGAAAAAGCCGGTATTGTCGTTGATACGCCAGATGCTCCACCTGTACCGGTACAAGAAGAGATATCTGCAGCAGTACAAAAGGATCTCAAGATTACTCGTGATATCCCGGAAGTTTGGGACTCCGTTTCTGTTAACACTGCAGCTGACGTTGCTGCCCCTGTTAAACCTACGCTAGTATCTGTTGACCCTAAAATAGCTGACAGAGTTCGTAATATGAAACAGAAGTTAGCAGAGAGTAAAAAGCAAAACAGCACAAAGCCTAAACAAGAACGACAAAAAAGACAAACGGATATCAAACCGACAAAGCCTGAAAAAAGAGAGCAGTGGTTTATTGACAGGATCAATGAACTTATAAAATATTTTCGTTATCCGTTACCCGCTAATGACGCACCATTAGATGAAATTTTATTGAGCAAGATTAGAGACGAAAGTTTAAGAACACAGATAAGCTATCCTGATCCTGATCTTGTTGACGAGAAGACTTACATACAAGAACTTATACGTCTTAAGGAAGAACAAGCCAGCAGAGATCTTGACGCCTTAAAAAAAATTATTAACGTTAAGACCGACGAACTTGGTAAAAAACTTGTTGATATCAGGCTTAACGAAATAGGAAGCGCTGCAGAAGAAGCTCTCAGAGAAAGTTACGAGAGTGGCAATATTGAGGCAGCAACTACGTTCTATGACGAAGATCTCGCAAAAGTCAGAATAAGAAAGAAATACGTAAAAGGTAAAGACGGACAAGAGTATCTGAGAGATACTTCAGCTGAAACTACTCTTAATGAGTGGTTACGGCAACTTTCTGACACAAAGTATCCCGGAGTAACGAAACAAGCTAAAGAACTGAGAGAACGTTATATCGCGCTTTCCGGAAAACAGGATTACAAACAACCGGGATCTACTCTTCACAGAGAAACGATAGTCTTGCGAGAGAAGATAGGCAAAGAGATAGCAAAAAGAGCAGGCAAAGATATTGAAGACAAGGTCAAAGATCTGGCTTCCAAGGGCGGCTCTCTTCTTTATCGCAGAATAGCTGACAGGATTACAGCTTTAGATAATGACGTATTAACAGCAGAACAGCAAGGCATTATCAACAGGTTAATGTTTAACTTTGAGACTGACGTAGACATTTTTGAGTCTTACCAACAGATTGCAAAAACTTTAGGATTAAAGGTTAAGTTTAAGAAAGACCAGTCAGCTGTCGACAAAGTTAAGATTTATCGCAAAGAGTTAAGCGAAAGACTTGAAGAAATCAAAGGAAGACAAGATATCGACAAGATATCACTTGGTTACCTTGACCTGATATCAGCTAACAAAGATAAAGACGACGAAGGTTATAAGGCTGCCAAAAAGCAACTGATAGAAGCCAGGACAGACGGACTTTGGAATTCCAGGGTTAGAAACCTTGAAAATCCCAGCCAAGGTAAGCCTACCGAAAATCTTGCACTATGGTTAAGATATGCTGACGTTGCTATTGCAGATCAACAACAGAGACGAGCTGAGCTTTTAGATCCTAACATAAGCTTGGAACGTTTTAACGAGCTGTTAGAAGATCCCAAGTATAGACACGTAATGCCCAGGGTATCCTACACTAAAGACGGTAAACAAGCTACAAGAATGGCAGGTACGAGATTTAACAATAAGTTATATCGTGTTGGCATATCGGGATTAGCTGATATCGACCTTGATCGTCTTAAGACTGACGTTGCAGAAGTATTGGCTCCGTTCTACGACAGTATCAGAGAGAGTCATAACCGTATTATTGCAGCAAGAAGCTTAACCGAAAAAGGTTTGTCTGATCAGATTATATCGCTTCAAAATTCTTTAACTGTTACCCCTCCCAAGGAAGGCGACTACAGGCTTAAAAGACTTAAGGGAGTACAAAAACTTTATGATTACGTAACAAATGATCCTACCAAGGTAATCCAAGATAAAATTGAAGAAAAAGGCTATACCGCAGGTCTGCGTAAGGCCATTTACCTTGAAGAAAAACTAAAAATAGAAGCTGACATTTACGAAACTGATCCTAACGCAAAAATATTGCTTAGCAGAGATCTTAAGGGTGACGAAAGATTATCTGCACTCCGTGATATCAGAACTCAAAAACAATGGGCTGCTGCTGATATCCCTATATTGTCTGAGGGACTTTCTGCTCCTAACTTTGTTGGTAAACAATCTCTTGAGAAACAATGGCGTTGGTGGCAAACTGCTATTAATAACGTAAGACAACTTTCAAGCGAATCTTTTGAGGACGTTCAAGAACGTCTTCGTAATTTAGAATCTTCTGAAAGAAAAAACTACCTTAAGTCACTTCCAAAAGATTATATTGTTGAGGTTAAAGGCGCTGCTGCAGGAGACTCTTCTATCTTTTATAGGACTATCGCTGACAAGGAAATATTAGATGAGTTTGAAGAGAAACTAAATACTACAATAAAAACTTTATTTGAACAAGATCGACAGGGACTAATAGAACATTATAATAAAAGACTAGAAGATCTTGATACCAGACGTAAGATGCTTGAAGAAAAAGATGCCGCAGAAAAAACTAAGGAAGACACAGAAGAATTAGAGAAGATACTCACTACAGAACAAAAACTACAGAAGAAACAAACTGCTCTGAGTGAAGCAGTTGATCCCGTTACCAGGATTGACGAAAAAGCTGCAATACAAGGTCAACGTATTTCTTGGAAACAACAAAGTGCAGAAATTTTACAGTTACAACGTGATATCAGAGATATCATTCCGTCAATAAGCTTTAAGGATATCTTTGACGAAAGAGAAAAAGACACTAAAGTTGACAAAAAGACTAAGTATTCTAACAGAGTTATAGCGTTAAGAGAAATTCATGATGAGTTAAAAGCAGTACAACAAGAATCGTTTGATGATTTCCAAAAAAGAGTAGCAGACTTAGGATCTCTTCCTGCGTGGTTACCAAAACATAGTCTTATCAAGATAGGTAAAGAAGAAGGACAAAATGTTCGTTATTATCGTACTTTCGTTGACGAAGATACTCAACAGCTTGATAAAGAAATACAAGAGAATCTTAATACCATTAGAGAAACAGACGAACAAATACAAAAAATCTTTAAAGAACAAGCTAATAAGAAGTTAGAGTATCTGCAAAAACAGGAACAGCAATATCCTACACCTGACGGATCACAAAGAAAACAAGCTATAGAGAGATTAACTGACAGATTAGAAAAACTTAAAGATCAATCTAATGCTGCTGACCAGATAGAAAAAATTGGTGGTTATAACGCAAGATATCAGGTAGCACAAAGAGAAGCTACCAACTTGCCCACAAAGCTAAAAATTTTACAAGCAGATCCTAACTATCACTTTGACGAAGATTTTAAGTATGACACAGCTAATGAGGTTATTACTAACATTCAAAATGATACTAAGGCCCTTGCTGATATCAAAGGAAAATATGAAGGTTACGATAACGAATACTTGTCAAGGTTTAAGCCTATAAAAGAACAACTTGATTGGTGGCAAACCTTTGATCAAGAGTATCAATGGTTAACTACAGCTACACAAAAACAAGTTAGTGATAAACTCAACAGTTTTGACAGTGAAGAATTCAGAAACTACAGAAGGTCACTTCCTGATAACTTTTTTGATACTTTCTTTGTTAAACAAGATAAAATATGGTACAGGATAGGCACTGACGTAAGTGAACAAGAAGCTGACGTCATGAGGAAACGACAAGAAGAATACAACAAAGATAAAAAGGAACGCGAGAAAGTTATTCTTAATACAGGGCAAAAACCTGTGCCTTCTGTTACTGCTCCTAACGTCTTTGGAATTGCTAACAGCAGCAGAATGGCTGACTCTTCCGTTATCGACAAAGTAACAGAAATGTCGAAGCTTACCGGACAAGCTTTTTCTGACAGTTATGATCAACTGCTGGTGACAGAACGAGAAGTATATGATCGTAACTTTGGTAAACCGATAAAAAGCAACGGTGTTTGGTACCAAAACATTTTTGTAATGCCAAATGACGCGTGGAAAGACTTTGAGGAACAAAACGGTCGTGCCATTCCGAGAGTAAGACCCGGTGTAGACAAACAAGAGTCTTATGACGTTGTTGCCGAACAGGAACTACAACAAAAGATAACTGCTGATATCAGAGAAAGATCTTGGAACTTTGTACCAAAAACCAGACCTGCGCTACCTGCACAGCAAACGCCGTCTTCACCTTCTGTTACACCGGAGACAAAAGAGACAGCAGCTAAAACTGTAAGGCCAAAACCAGTTGCAGTAATCAAGGAACAGAAGAGTGCTATCGAGAAGGTATTACAAGAACTGAGATCACCTACTACTATGAAGTCGATGGGTATGATGGGATTAGCAGGCGCCTTTGCTCTTTGGAATATGGCAATGACAGGACCGTCAAGAGAAGCACAAGAACACAGAAGAAGAGTAGAAGAAGAGAGAAGAATGAGACAGTATGGTTATTAACAAACAGTTACAAGGAGGAAATTATCGTGTATGGCAACAAAAATGTCACCAGTAGAAGTTGAGAAAGTTAAGGCTATTTTAAAAGATCCCGTTCTTTGGGCTAAAGCTTTTGTTGTAGCCTTGAATCCTGAAACCAAAAAGTACGGACCTTGGATAGCTCGTGACTACCAAGCAGAACTTCTCAGAAATCGTGATATCAGGAAAGCTTATCGTATGGGACGCAGGTTAGGAAAAACCGAAATAATGTGCATAGACGGTTTGTGGCAATGTTTTACCCATAAGAACTACCGTGTACTGTATGTTACCCCTTACGAAAACCAAGTTAACTTGATCTTTATGAGAATGAGAGAGATCATTCACGAAAGTCCTATGATAAAAGCTGAAGTCGTTAAAATGAAGAACTCACCTTACACTATCGAGTTTGCTAACGGGTCTACGATTCTGGGCTTGACTACGGGCGCAAGCACAGGTCAGGCCGCAGCGTCAATTCGCGGCCAGCGAGCTGACTGGATTTTTTTGGACGAATTGGATAAAAATTAAGAAAACTTTATAGTTCAAGTAAAACTCCGTTAAACGGTGAAAGACCCAAGGGGTTAACGCCGTACCAAGCTGTAGCGGTAACGTTATAGTAGTGTCTAACGACTAGAAGTGAGACCTACGGGTCAATAAAATCTTCCACGAAAGCGGGGCAACTCTCTGATATCATATCGTCAAGAAGTTTTTATCAGAGCAGAAGAAATAGTCTGAACTCATAGGTAACTATGAGATAACGGAATAAAAAGTCCGTTGATAACAAAGTGTATATGAACAGTGGTGATTACGGTACAGTGTCAGCAATAGCTAACGAGCGTCCTGATATTGGCATCACTGTATCATCAACACCTACAGGACGTCGCGAAATATTTTGGCGTGCTTGTACTGATTCTAGTTTTGGTTACACAGCTTGGCACATTGCAAGTCAACGATCTCCTTTGTGGACCGAGGACATGGATACACGAGCGCGTGCTGAGCTGACTCAACAAGAGTACGAACACGAAGTTCTTGCAGAGTTTGGTACAGAAGAGTTAGGTGTCTTCAACAAGGAAGATATCGACAAGGCTGCAAGGCAGTTATGGTACACTTACGAACTATTAAACAAAATGCAAGAGAGATCTATAGAAGGGCAACAACCGCCCTTATCTTTTGTATTTACAAGAGAAAACCCTGCACCGCAAAGCTTGCTTCGAACTGTTGGGGTCGATTTTGACAAGTTTCAAGCAGGTTCTTCTATTATAGTTCTTGATTATGATATAAAAGTTAAGAAGTTTATAGTAATGAAGCGAATAGAGATACCACGTAGTGAGTATACTCTTGATAACGCTGTTAAGGCGATTATCAGTGTTAACGAAATTTATAATCCCCGTTGGATCTTTCTTGATCGTGGTTACGGTGAAAAAGTTTTGATATCAAGAATACGTCTGTGATATCAAAGTACGCCGCCTTACAAGACAGATATCTTACAGTAATAGTTTTGTAAGAGTATAACCGGACAAAAACGGTAAAAGCTGTGACGTGCTGATACCGTGGTAACTCATAAGTGAGTACCGTAACGCGTAGAAGGTGCAATAATCTTTCCAAGAGTGTCCGGCACAGCAGATATCTCTGTGAAAATGTACGCTGACCCTGTACGAAAGTGCAGGAAGCAAGGGATAAAAAGCCTTTGCGATAACACAAGTGGATTATCAACTTGAAAGGTTACAAATTTACGGGGAACAACACCCTAACACGGGTTTAAAAAATAAGGTAATGGGTTTTCAACTTAGCCAGGTTATTAACGTACCTAATCCGGTTAAGAAAACTTTTTCTAAGGAACCGCTAAAACCTTTTATGGTTAATTCCTTAGTTAAGGCCTTTGAAGACGGCAAAATGATACTTTCACCATTTGACGAAGTGTTGTCAAAGCAACTTATTGACTATTCTGTTGAAAGAGTAACTCAAAGTGGTAAACCTGTTTACACCAGTAAAAACGAACATTTTGTTGACGCACTGGGGTTAGCTTACCTTGCTATGGTACTTAAGTTTCCTGAGGTAACCCAGTACATTAAGGAAATACAAAACACAAGTGTAATATCTACTGCTGTGTCACCTTTCTATGACAGAGTAGATCGTGATATCAGAAGCATTGAAACAGTTAGAGATCCTTGGGGTTCTAAAAATCGTCCTGTATCTCAGATAGGAAAAGGCCCCGGTGAAAGAGCAGGAGAATATCAACAGTGGGTTAAGGCGCCTGAAAGAATAACCGGAAAAGGTTATAATCTTAGAGTGTCTGCACCAAGGTCTTCTAGTAATGGCAATTACGGCAGTGCGTTTTCAAGAAGTCCAAGGGGTACAGGTGGTCGCAGTTTATGGTAAGGAGGACTTAAAAGGTATTATGGCAATAGACAAGAACCGATATAATCTTTTATACAAGCCTGACCTTAGTCCTATTCGTGACTGGAGATCTGAGGCTGTTTTTGAACACCCTGATATCCCAATAGCTGAAACACCACCTGAAACCGTTGATGACGTATTGCAAGATCTTAAGGATTTAGAAGAAGTAGCGGCAGGGTTGCCTGAAGGACTTGATCCGATATTAGAGATAACCCGAAAGCTTAGACAAAGAGCAGAGATCTTAAAAATAGAAGAAGAATTAGAGAAGCTTGTGGGTATTCCGGGTACGTTACCAAGCACCGGTTCTACCTTGTCTTCTCCTGGCACTTTACCGCCCTACTCAGGATCAGGAACTTCTGTTCCGGGCGGCGGTTTTATTCCTACAGGAGTAACTATTGTACCTGCAACACTACCCGGTATTGATACTCTCCCCGGTACTACCAGTACTCTTCCAGGTAGTACGGCCACTGTCCCCGGAATACCGGGCAGTCTGCCGGGAGGAAGTACAATTCCGGGATATCCCGGTACACTTCCTGGCTCTGAGACTATCCCTGGTTATCCAGGCACTATACCCGGAAGTCCGGGTACGATACCGGGCTCACCAGGATCGTTACCCGGATCAAGTACAATTCCTGGATATCCAGGATCAGTTACAGGGGGCGGTACTTTACCCGGTGGTACAACAGATACTCTAACAGGAGTATCAACTACAGGAGGTTCTATTCCCGGTTTTACACCTGGATCTGATATCGGAATAAGTGTGATATCAGGCAGTGTTACAGGAGGCGGTACAGGTATACCGGGTGGCGGTAATCCTACTATTATTCCTGTGCTGACTGATACTATACCGGATATTCCAGGAACAACAGGTTCAATACCGGGAGGCATTCCCGGAATATCGGGTGGTCTTGACTCCGTTAGCGTTATTATTCCTTCTGTTACGATAAGACCTGGTACTGTTGACGAAGAAGGATACGGTACAACACCTTACGTTACTATTAGAAGTGGTGATATCAACAATTTTGACAAGGACACAATTCCGGCACCGGGTACCATTATTATTCCTGACGTTGAACAACAAGTGTTGTTAGATAACAGCAGTGAACCTGATACGTCGTGGATAAAAGATATGTCTTCAGTCTTTGTGCCAAAAACTGATATCACTATATCAGTACAAACACCAAAGAGTCTTGTTCAGGTAGCACACGAGTCATACAAGAGTGACCAACTTGATCTTCAAAAATTTTATCTTCAAAAAATGAGAATGGCATTGCAGAGATATTTTCACCATATTTTAGGATTAACTGTTGAACTTGGACTTTCAGATCCTGATATGTTAACAAAAAAATATGACGGTAATAACGTAGTAGGAATCGGCATTAACAGTAATCACCTTCACGATACCATTATCAGGTCACAGATTCAACGCTTACAAAAAGCAAGACTCTTCAAAAAGGTCGCTAACGCCGATCTAACGGTAACTCATATGCGTGCCTGGAATGTCGCTGCTAAGGCAAGAGAAAGATACTACACCGAAGCTTACGGTGACTCTGCTGAGTTTGTTGACTCTGAAGCCAATATGTTGTTACGACAAGCACGTGCTGACTATGACGCTGCCTACAAGTTATCACTGTACAATATGTACAAATACCTTGACGCGTCGGTTAAGCTGACAGAAGATATCTTGGATCATACTCTTGTTGAGGCTAAAGCTAAAGCTAAGCTTGTTAAAGAAGGCGTTGATATCTTCAAGACTGAAGAAGTAGAAACAAGCAGCAGCACTAACGCTGTTACCCGTATGCAACCCAAAACCAAGGAACAACAAGAAGCAGAAAATCAAGTTAGTAAGCAAGGTGACAGTAAGACTAACGTTAATCTCACACCTGACGAGATTGATAAAGCAAGAGGTATTGAAGATCCTGACGAAGACTTCGATCTTGCACCAAGTGGCGGTCATTACTCTAAGAACGATATCCTTTACTTGTGTAATCTCGACGCCGGTATTTATAACAAAGAGACACCTGTCGGCAGACAAGCTATCAAGAATGTTCTTAACCAGAGTGATAAGTATATGAAGGGTACTGACACGGCAACTAATAATGCTGCAACAACCGGTAATACCACAGCAACCGGTAGTAGTATTACACCGTCACCCGTAACAGCGTCAACAGGAGCTATGCCTAACAGTGACATAGGTCTTAGTACTTCGCCCGTATCAACAACTGCTGCTGACACTATACCGTCGTCTACTGTAGGGCCAGAGTCACAAAAGAAAGTTGAGCAAGCTACTGGTACAGGTAACGGTGCTACAAGTGAAACACCGCCAACAACCACTAGTAAAACTTCGCCTTATAAAAAGTTTCCCGCTAACTTTACACCTGATCTTTACGTCTTAAATACTGATTATGAAGACAAGAGTGCTCCTAAGAGTAATCTTTTAGCTAATACCGGTGGCTATTACGCATCAATTACTGCAACAGGTAATACTGTGAGTGCAAGAATTATTTCACCTTATGGCTTTGCAATATTATGGGCAAACCGTAAGGATATTAATAAAAAGAAACCTGAAATGTCTTTCGAAGATGGATGGAATTTAATTGAACGTAGTGAACATAAAGGTCACATTACTAAGGATATGTATAAAAAGGTGTATGATTACTTCGTAAGTTATAAACCTGATATCAAGTAGGGAGGAATTCCTTGTGGGTTTGTTAAGTTTCCTGTTAGGAAGAAAGACAGAGGAATCCTTGCAAATTCGCGAGGTTCCCGGCGGTAGCGGAAGCAGTGGCGGCAGCTCTAAGAGTGCCAGTATCCAGGTTAATCCCGGTAACCTTAAGCAGTTTTGGATAAAACCGGTAGGATTTTCAGGCGAAAATGACTCTAACGATTTTCAAGAACCTGAGTATGATCTTGCTGAGATCAAGGAAGCGTGCACTGCCGACTCTTACATAGCCATTATGATACAAAAGTACTCACAACTTATCTTTAAAGCGGGCTACTCTATAGTGTCAAACAATCAAAATGCTGCAGAGTATGTCAGACAACGCTTACGCTTTATGTCTTTTGCAACCAAGGTACCCTTTGATATTTTAGTACAAGGGATAGCAGAAGATCTTGTTCGTTACTCTAACGCTTTCTTGGTTAAAAGTAGAGTTGAACAGTCACAACTTGGAGGTATCCAAGCTGTAGGTGTTTGGGATACTAAACCTGTAGGGGGTTACTTTAGAATCGATCCTACTACTATAAAGATCAAGAGAGATAAAAACGGTACCGTTAAGAACTATCAACAAGAAGTAGGCAGTAATACCAAGAATTTTAAGGATCTTGACGTTATCCACTTTTATATAGATAAGGATGGTAACGCAGCTTTTGGTTTACCAAGACTGGTACCCGTTTTAGAAGACGTTAAAATGCTTCGTAAGATAGAAGGCAGTTCTTTGTCACAGATCTACCGTTACGCCAATCCCATAACCCAAGTTAAGATAGGCCTTGAGCAGCCTGAAGGATGGGCTACCGAACAAGAGATAAAAGATGCACAAAAAGAGATAGAGAAATACAACAATGACGGCGTCTTGATAACTAACGAACGTACTCAAATTATTTCTGTAGGCGCTGATGGTGAAGCCCTTGATATTACGAAGTATATGGAATACTTCGAGAAAAGAGTATTCTCTGTCCTTAACGTTAGTGCAAGTATGATGGGGCGTGGCGGTGCCAAGCAAGACGCTGACTCGATGGAAGAACAAGAACACGACACTGTTAAGTTCTTTCAAAGACAAATTGCTACCTTTATTGAACAACAAATGTTCGTTGAAATGTTACAAGAAGGCGGCTTTGATCCGATAGGCAACGCTGACGACATTGTACGCTTTAAGTTTGAAGAAGTTAACCTTGAAACAAGGATTAAGAAAGAAACTCACGCCCTTAATCTCTTCCAAGGTAACCTTATACCGTTTGACGAGGCACGCTTCAGAATAGGTAAGGACGCAGAAATAGATACAAATATGTTGCACATGAGTATGATAGTGACGCCGCATGATCTTGCTGTAGCACAAGCTAAAGGAGCTGCTACAGGTAGCAGCAGTTCAGGTACTACAAGCCAAAGAACTACAGCTGCTAAGGTACAACCTTCTAATCAACACGGTACTACGAGTATGAAGGTCAAAGAATCTCTTGATATCACAGAAAATATGTCAGATAAAACCAAGAAAAATCGTGCTGACTTTAGACAATCTTTTGAAAAGGTTTATAAAACTTGGCAAGCAGCGCGTAATGATATAGTCGAGAACAATGAAAGACCAAGTATTATCTTACCTATAGCAAGAGATTCTATCATAAAAGAGTTTAAAAACAAAGCTGCTGTAGAAATGTCTTTAGGTATACAGCGTGCACTTCGTGATATCAAACAACCTGTAGACAGTTTGAGACAAATACCTTCTACTCTTATCGATGACAAAATTACAAGGGTAGTAACAGGCGTCTTTAAGGATATCAGCAAAAGGTTAAAACGTCTTGGTAACGATGCTACCATGGCAGATAAACGTGCAATTTTTGACGTTTGTGATTACCGTGTAAGGTTCTTGTCTGTTCACGTTATACCCAAGGCTTACTGGTATGGTTACGTTAAGACTTGTCAACAGTTAAAGATACCTGAAGTATTTGTGCACTTTAACGGATCCAAGGATCAAGAAGAGTACAAAGATATCATAAAGACTAACAAGTTTAGCCTTGACGATATTCCTGCTTTTCACGCTTACTGTTCATGCAAGATAGGATTAGAACAAGAAAAGGGGGTGACATAGCTTGGCTATAATCTTGTACGAGACTTTAGATGGTAACTTTCAGTTTTCCAACACAGATGACTCTGTTTCTGATATCAACATTTCTGAAGCTGCAGTAGAACAAAACATAGATCCTAACTCTCTTATGGTTGACGTTGAAGCCATTCACGCAATGCCACATTATACTCGTAACTATACCCGTTACACAGAAAAATGTCTCAAGAACAGTATTCCGGGATGGACAAAGCCTTACAATAAACCGCTTATAACGCACCATAACGAGAAAAACGGTGATATCATAGGAAGAGTTATAGGCGCAAGTTATAAAACTAACGATACTTTTTCCAAAACACCTGCTCTTGTTCTGACAGTTAATATACCCGGTGAAAAGGATAAGGCTGATATCAAAAACGGTATTAACCAAACTGTGTCAATAGGTGTTATCGCTGACGACGTTCGTTGTTCTATCTGCGGTAAACCTGTTGAACTCGACAGTGATGGTTCTGTAATATCTTGTGAGCACCAAAAAGGACATATTTACGGTAAAGAAACTGCTTTTTGGGATATCCACTCAATGCAGCCCAAAGAAGTTTCTTACGTTATAGTACCAAGTGATATCTTTGCAGGTAATGTCAGAAGCTATCCTGCTACAAAGAGTAAGCCTTCTGTTAGTGAAAGTTACGAAAAAGAAGGGATGATAGAAAGTATGGATATCAAAGAAATGGAAGAAAAGCTTAAGACTGCGGAAGAAAAAGCCGTTAACTTTGAAACAAGCTTTAAAGCTGTTTCTGCTACCAAAGATAACCTTGAACAACAGGTTAAAGAAGCTGCAGATAAAAACAACAGCTTACAAGAACAGGTTAACAAGTTGATATCAGAAAAAGACGATCTTAAAAAGAAGGTAGAACTTCTTGAGGCAGACAAAATCTCGTTACAAACGAAGGTATCAGATTTTGATATCAGCAAGAAAGACCTTGAAGAAAAATTGTCTGAAGAACAGAAAATGAGAGAAGAACTTGAAACAGAACTTGCCAGCGTAAAGATATCTCTTAAGGAAAGCTTGATCGATAACCTTCAAGTATTAAGAAGTGTAGGCGGCAAGGTTGCTCTTGACGAGTCATTGCTTCGTAACAGAGAAGAGTCGTCTATCCGTGACTCTATAGCTGATCTTAAGCTTGAACTTAAGGAAAAAACTAACGAAGCTCCTAAGACTCCAGGTACCGTTGAAAATCCCGGTCTTGTAGAAGAAGCAAAGGATTCTACAAGCATTTCTCTTAAGGAACAAAAAGGAGACGGCGGTATATCTGATCTTAGGGCAGGCCTTGAAACTATCTTCATGGCAGTGGCCGGTTCTCGTAAGTAAAAGGAGTTGAAACTAGAATGGCTTTATATCCTAACGAGTTTAACACTCAGGAGACGTTACAACCCGGTGCACGAGGTGAGGTATTTCGCAATACCGGCATTCCGGGGCACCGCAGAGACGAAGATAGAGTTAACCGTACTCAAATTCGTTTAAACATATCAGCTCATGACGTTCCTAACGTTAAGTATGAATTTGATTACAGACTGCCTGTACTCTTCAGATACGGTTGGGCCGTAGGTTTTAACCGTGCGGCGTGAAAATTGTAATGTCAAGTAAGGACTGTGAACCCCTAATAATCACAGAATTTCCTGCTAATGAGACTGCGGCAGGCTAAGGAAGTAATTCCATAGTCTGAAGCCCGCTAAAGTCGTGCAAAAACTTCTTCCCGATTACAGAAGTGAGTTAGTGCGGTTAGGGAACGTTATATGGCTACGATAAGAAATGTATGGTCTTAAGCGTCGAAGCCTGAGTCAAGGAAATCGGATTCTAAAATGCCTTGATATCGCAAATGTTTTGCACAGAAGGTTCCAAATGATATGGTTGAGTCAAATGGAATAGCAACAGTGAGAAATCACGGGGTTGTTGCTTACGAAAGTTCTTCTACGGCGCATAGTACAAGCCTAAGTAACGTTATATACCTAGACATTATAAAACACGCGAGGCCCAAGCACTCTTAATGAGTGACTGAACTGGTAAAGTTCTTAAGTACCAAGAACCTAAGGGGAAGTTGAAATTCTTGGGCGTCAGAGCTGCCATAGTAGCTGTGATACTGTAGAAATACAGTGGAGCCAAGGGCAGCAGTCGACTAGAAAATTTATGCCAGATAAGTTCCTGAAATGGGGGCAGTAAGTATGGCAAGTTTATATAGTAAGTGCTTAGCTGAAGATAATATACGGCAAGCTATTAAGACGGTGTTAAGTCACGAAGGCAGCAAAACACCTGGACCAGACGGTATCAATAAGGATAACATTGGGAACAATGTTATTAAAGAAATTAAGTTAAGGCTTCGGAGATATAAAAAGGTCAGCAGCAAACAAGTGCAAATTCCTAAAAAGAGTGGAAAAACAAGAACACTTACAGTCTGCAATCTGTATGATAGGATAGCACAGCAAGCTGTATACCAGATTATTGAACCGATAGTTGATACCAAAATGTCTAAGAACAGCTATGGATTTCGCAAAGGTTTACAAGCAAAAATGGCTGTTGCAAAGGTAGCTAACGTATTTCATGCAAGTAAGCATAATTATACTATAGAACTTGATTTCAAAAGTTGTTTTGACAATATTCCACTTGAAAAAGCAATAGGAGAACTTGCTAAACTTGGAGTTAAAGATCCTAAGTTGTTAGCAACGATAAAACACTTAATGTATATTTCAAGGGAATATAAAGGGATAGGACTTGGACAGGGAACTATCCTTGGCCCAATACTTGCGAATTGTTTCTTAAACAAGTTAGATCTTTGGATAGAAGAAAATATGGACTTAGGGGTAATAACCCACAGAAAAAGAGATTTTGAGCTTCATAAAGAAAATTACACTGAATGGCTAAAATCACGCGGTAGAAAACCCCAAGGTAAATATTTAAGGTATGCAGACGATACGTTAATTATTGTTCACAGTAGAAATGAACAATTAGCCGTATCAGAGGCAGTAAGCCGTTTCATTGAAAAAGAACTAAAAATCGGCATTAATCAAGAAAAGAGCAAGCTTGGGTACAACACGGTAAACTTCTTAGGGTTCACCATTAAAAAGAATATAAGAGAAAAAGAGTATATAGGGTTATACATAGACGAAGCCAATGAAAAAGAAATAAAAGAAGTAGTTAAGAGTCACAACTTTGTAAGCTTTGAAGAAGTTTGGAGATTCAAGAAATGGCTTGTAGGTATCCTTAACTATTACGATATTGCAAACAATATCGGAAGTATTTTGCGATATATAACAAAAAGGTTACTTAACCGAGCTAGGAAGATAGGAAACCTTCAAAGAGAAGAAGGTACGACAAAGTATACCTGGACTCATAAAGAACGTAGCATAGTGTTGGACATCTATGAAATCAGAAAAAACACTAAGCTTTCCTATAAGGAATATATCTATGAATCAAAATGGTTAAATACCAGGGAACTACTTCAAGTTTGGGAGTATAGTGACTCAAAGCTTTGGCACATATATGCTTATCCGTTGTTTACTAAACAACGAGGCAAGGATCCTATAACAGGCAAAGACCTTAAGCTGGGCGACATTGATATCCATCATATAAAACCTAGAAGACAACAAGGTCAGAATGCATTAGACAATCTTATAATGGTGAGTACAGCAACACACAAGTTAATTCACAACAGTGAAGAAACGCAATCTAAGAAGTTACAATGGTACAGAAAACAACTTGATAGAAAGTACTAGTCGATAGAGAGCCGGGTGCGGTGAAAGCTGCACGCCCGGTTCGGAGGAGGGGAAAAGGTAGAGATTGTATCAAAACCTTACCTATTCCTATAAATTGTTATCCCTAAAGGCCGCATTGTTGCTTGTGATCCTTATATGGATATCGTTAACTTTGAAAGCAAAAAGTTGTTCAATACAATGACTCTCGCCAACGGTGGTGTGCCTGTACGTCTTCGTGAGGTATCTGACGTTTATCCTACTTGGGGCAAAGAAGCTACTGATATCGTTAAGCCTACGTCACAAGGTAACGCAGTGCAAAATGCACAAAAAGAATGGACGCCGCTTGCGGGAATGGCTGCTGCTTACGAAAAAGATGTTTACCGTCCTTTTAAGAGTAAAACCAGTGCAGAAGAACAACTTGACGCAGCAGGTTATGAAGTTAACAAAGAAAATGGTCGTATTCAAGACAAGACTACGAAGACTGAAGTAGTTAATGTGCGTCCCGGTAATATCCCACTCGGTATGCTTGAACGTAATGAATATACCCGTGACGAAGATGCTTTTAACGGTATTATGCCCGGACCTATCCTTACTGATCCTATAGTTGAGCTTCCTTGGTTCGCGTATAAGGATAAAGCTGAAGAAAACTTCTGGGGTTCTGCTTACGGTAATCTCTTTATTGGTGCACAAGTTAAGAGTGACGAAAACGGTCGCGTAACTGTGTCGCCGTTATCTTTCCCTGACAAAGTTAAGGAAATGGAAGTTTTTGAATACGAAATGGAACGCCAGCAAGTTATCGGACAGGTTTACGGTGTTAATCACGAAATCGTTCCTGAAGGCGCTGCACGTTGGGCAATGTGGGCACTCGAAGATCGTCTTAACTATGAAGGCTTTAATCCTGCTCTTTACTCTAAGAATAATCGCCGTGGTGAAGACAGTGTTAACAGTACTGCTTACTTCTCAACAGGGCGTTATCCCGGATATCCTTACGACAAGAATTACCTTAATCACGATCTTCATATGTTGGCTTCTACAGGGCGTGGTGACGTCTTTGATCCGCGTATGAACTTTGAGTATCGTTATTCTGATATGGGTATCCCCGGCTTAACTGACGGCTTTAACGCTGTAGAACGTGACGTTACGGATCAACTTGCCGGCCGTATTCATTGGGCAGGAGAAGGCAAAGAATATGTACCCATGTACTTCCGTACTATCGATATGGGACAGTTTATCACGCCCGGAAGCCTTGAAATTTCTATTGACGGCGCAGCATGGGCACCCCTTAAACCCGGTGCCAAGATCGCTGTTAATAACACTAATGACATTCTTGAAGCTAAATATGTTTCTGAACTTCAAGGTATTTTTGTTCTTGAAGTTATTGCTGATCTTGACACCGCAAAGAGTGTCTTTACAACGAAAAAAACTATAGACGGCAAAGAAGTTGACGTTGATAAAGCTGTTGAAGTTAAGGTTCAGTATAAACGTCGTGGTGAAGCCGGCGTTCCTACCTTTATGGATTGGGACGGAATTTGCGGCTCAGTCTTTATTCTGTTCCAGAAATAAGGTAAAGGAGGACTTTGATAATGGGAATCTATACAGCAGAAGCTTTAAAGCAAGTCATAAGTTTACGAGAACAAGCTGAAGAACAGCAAAGAGCTTATGACAAAGGTGAAAGTAAAACAAAGCCGTCCGTACAGCCTAAAACTTTTGATATGATGGAAAAGATGGTTCGTAACGTTAACGGCGACTTTTCTAAAGGACGTGTCAGTGTTAAAGAAACTATTATGTCTACAGACACCGTCACTCTTATTCCGCGTGTTATCGAAGGACAACTTCGTGAGGCTGCAGAACCCGAGTATCTTGCTACTCGTTTTATGAACGTTATTAACGTTGAGGGCGGTAACGGATCAACAGTTTACGTTGTTCCTATTGTTGGTGAAGTCACAGCACACGAAGTTGCTGAAGATGGACGTTATCAAGAGGACAGCGTTGAGTTCTCGACTCTTGAAAACGCACAACTCGAAGTGCGAGTTAAAAAGATTGGTCTTAAGATCCGCATTACGGAAGAAGCGATATCGGACAGCTCTTGGGATGTTCTCGGTATTAATATCCGCAAAATGGGGACAGCAATGGCTCGCTATAAGGAAGAGTGGTGTTTTAACAGCTTTTCCGATCATGGTACCGTTATCTTTGATAACGATCTTCGTGCACAAATGCCTGAAGTAGGTACTACAGGTCGTGCACAAGACGGTTCTTATAATGATACAATGACCATTGAAGACTTTTTGGATCTTGTTCTTGCTATGATGGCCAATGATATGAATCCTACTGATATCATAATGCATCCGCTTGCATGGGTTATTTTTGCACGCAACAGTATGATCGGTAATGGTCTTACCTACGGTGCTTTTGGTGCACAGCAAGTTCACCCTTGGGGTGCAACACAAGGTACACCAGGATTTGCGGGATTGCAAGCTGACATGGGCCCACAGAAACTTATTATGAGTCCCGATCAAGTACAAGGGCGTCTTCCTGTTCCTATCAGTGTCAGCTTTAGTCCTTTTGTTCGTTTTGATAAAGTTGCCAAGAAGTTTGATATGTACTGCCTTGATCGTTCTTCTGTCGGTGTTATTATCCAGAAAGAAGCGTTAACTACAGATAACTGGTCCGATCCTGAACGTGATATCAGAATGTTAAAAGTTAAAGAACGCTATGGTGTAGGTATCTTAAATAACGGACGCGGTATTACCGTTGCTCGCAATATCGCTGTTGCACCTACTTATCCTGTACCTCCTACGGTTAAGATTGATACCGGTTTGGTAGTTCAAGATGTAGGACAAGGTAACGTTGCTACACCCTGATTGTGATACTTAGCTGATAAGCGTAAATATGATATCAACAATATTTACGCTTATCGTTAAAAGGAGGATTAACTTTTGTGAAACAACCTATAGCGAGAATTAGGCTTAATCCGGGGCAAGGCGGTTTCTTTGATCCTGTTACTCGTATTCACCTGACTCATGGTGATCCGGTTAAGGATATTTACGCAGGTATGAATACCGAAGGATTAAAGGCCGCTATTCGCAGCAAAAGAATATCCTTGATATCAGGATCTCTTGGAGCCAGCGTAGCACCTTTTAAACTTATAAGACGACAAGACGGCAAAGTTGTAATAGTACCTAACAAAAGCATACCAGAACCTGTACAAGATACCGGAAACAAGAAGATCCAGCCTAAAAAGCAAAAGTCTGCTGCAGTTCAGTCAGTAACAGCAAAAAAGGCTGATCTTGCTACGACCCCTAACGTTCTTCCACAACAAGAAGAACCTGTTGAACAGGAACTGTCTGTTGTACAAGAACCACCTACAGTTCAGAAACCTGTAGTATTGAAAATGTCAGAAACAACTAAAGAACAAGAGACAATAACAGTTCCTGAACCTGTTATTGTTGAGAAGCCTAAAGTTGATACCCCTGTAGCTGATAGCAAGCCTGTTGATATCACAGTGACTGACAGCATATCTGTTAATGCCTTGCCGGAAACTTCTGACATAGCAGACAATGTTACTACCGATATCATTGAACAGGAAGAACCTGTAGTTACAGGTAATGACAGCCAAAGTAATAGTCCTTTTAGGCGCAACAAGAAGAACAAAAAAAGATATAACGATAACTAAGAGTAAGGCGGTGACCTTCTGTGGCTTATATCAAGTTTTGTATTATCGCCGTAGAAACCAGCCTTAAAGATCAAAGTATTTACGTTACCTTTAATAAAGAAATAGATACTGACACGATATCGTTACAAAATGTAATCTTAGCTGTTAACGACACGGTAACGGCGCCTGTAGCTAACTTTCAGATTGTTGTAAACGATGATCTTAAAACAGTTAAGCTTCTTTTAACAGATACGCCTGTTGTTAATCTGCCTTACATACTTGTTATAAGAGACACAGTTAAAGATCTTGAGGGCAATAATCTTGACAAAAGCTTGTTTAGAAACGTTACCTTTAAAAGTAACGTTACAAGTGATATCACGGTTAACAATCCTGCCAACTTTGAGATTATAACCGATCAAACATTTTCCTGGGAAGAGACAGGAGATAACCCTGTTAACAGCTATAGATTACAAGTAAGTTCCGATACCGGATTTCATAACGTACAAGTAGATACTCTTATAAAAGATAAGCAGTCGATTACTCTCGGTGCTATGCTAAAACCGGGACAATACTTTTTTAGAATACGTGCTGAACAAGGTGAAGAATTTGGCTTGTGGAGTCAAACAAGGACTTTTCTTGTACAGCAAGCTGATGAGTATGAAGAGGAAGGTATCAACGATGAACAACAAGAGTTGAACAATAACGAAGAAACTGTTGTTGAAGATCTTGTTGGCGATATCAAAGACGATCGTATTGTTGTAGAAGAAAGACCTGTTAACGGTGTAACACCGTCGACGTCTTTTATGTTTTTACTATCAGAAGACATTAGCGATGAAGGCATAACTGTATCAGTTATAAGGAGTGATTTCTAGTGGAAAGAGTTAACGCTACTTTCAGTGTTGACGGCAATATCTTAGAGATCATTCCTGACGAGATCAAGGACAGTTCCAAGTATCTTATCAAGATATCAGGAGTTAAGAGTGTCGATGGTACAAAAACTTTATCTGTGCAAACTTTTACAGTTATAACAGCAGTCACACCCTATTACTGTACTCTTGAAAGTCTTAAAGCCGTTACAGAAGGCTTTGGTGTGTCAGACGAACAGATGCTGCACTATATCAGAGCAGCAGGAGAATTTGCTGACTTCATAGCGTCGTCCAGCAAAGTAACAGGCGCTACCTTGTTATTTTCTAAAGGTGAACTGACGAAGGTTAAAGCTACTCTTGACTGCCTTACTGCAAGTTTTGTAGGAGGCACCTTTGCAAGTACAGGAAAGCGCTGGAAGCTTGGTGAAGACGAACTTGAAGAAGCAGACAAAGCTTCTGCCTTTAAAAACTTGCTTGACTGGTTAAGATGGCTGCTTCTTTACTGGATTGACGCTGTCAGAGGCTATATCAACCCCGGCAGAACACCGCCTAAGGCTACGCGTGCAGGTATTAACGCCGCAGATAACAGTGACGTTCAGCATATAACTGTTGACTCACTTATAGGTGACTTTACCCGTAACTTACCGCAATGGTCATAACAGAAGGCGGTGATATCAAGTGCAGCCTATGGATCTTAAAATCCAGAGTGTTATCAAGATGTTCCATTATCCAATGTGGTTTATTCGTCTTAACAAAAAGATATCGTGCCCTTGTGTTAATCATACTACAAAACAAGCAAAACCAGGGTGTTCCATATGCTTGGGTACCGGTTATAAGATACGAGTTATTAGGGCTAACGGTGCAAGACAGTCTACAGAGACTATAGCAATGCGCGGTGAAGGCATAGGATTTTCTGAAAAAACTGGTGCAGATCGATTCTTTACGCTTGACAATCTTGAGCTTAAAGAAGGAGATATCATAGTAGACGAAGACAGAGTAAGTATAGTGCAGTATTACCTTCCGGGTCGTACTAACGCAAGCCACCCTGTCTATTATCGTGCTATAGCGTCACCTATGAAGATGAACCTTGTCGCATTTAAAACTGCGTTTGCTGATCTGTTGAGGAGAAAAGGTTATGGCTAACGTTAACGTTAACAAGCACAGCAATATGTTGATCATAGGCAAGGGTGCTACTAATAAAGGTAGAAAACAAGTTGTTTACGCCGAGAAATACAGCAATGTTTTGAATACTTTTGGTGATTCTGAACTTACCAGAGCATTCTTGTTGGCAAAACAGATGGGCGCACCTTACGTCTTCCTGATGAACTGCAAACAACACTATGACTACCTTGATATCGTTACTTCTCTCAGATCAAGTGATTTTTCTTACATTGTTCCTACGTCGATCATTATATCAGATGAGTTTGATGATCCCGCTACAGAAAGACGAATATCTTACGTTGAATATTTGTTAGAAAAGATAGGCAATGTTAATGATTCTGTCTTTATTGTAACAGATCAGCATGCGTCACTTTATGAAGATGTTGACGCCTTTATCGAAGATATGAACAACAAGGCTGAAATCTTTAGAGTCAAGAGAAGATCACCTGCTGTAAGAGAAAATATCATTTTTGTAGCTAACAACCTTGTAAAACATCGTTTAGCTAACGTAGCTCTTGCAGCAGCATTGTGCAGTACCCCTGTTAATCGTTATCCTGAAGCTGATTTTGGCGAGGTTCACTTTTTGTTGGATCAATGGGAAGACATCGGTAACTGGGCTTACTTTCAAAGCCATACGTTAAAGAATACAAGTGTAGAAAATCTCCTTAACTTCGAACTCGCTGGTAATCCGCTCAAGATAGTTTTTATCTCTAGGATAATCAAAATGATTAAACGCGAGCTTGACTTCTCTGAGTTTATAGGCAAACGTTACTCTGAGTATCAACGGTTAAGCGTAAGAAATAAGCTTGAGAGATATCTTGACAGCCTAATGCAAAGTGTACTTTACGAATATGAAATCTTGGCGACGAAACCTTATAAGCACAAGGACGAACCATTATCAATAGATATTACTAACGTTTTTGATATCTGGCCTGCTAACTGCTTGGAAAAGGTTACGATATCAAACAAAATAGAGGTATCTTAAAAATGGCTAACATTAACTATAACAATCAACCGTTTTCTGTTGATACTTTTGAGACGTTATTGCAACAAAGAGAGGAACACTCAAAGATTCCTCTTAAAGTAACTGATATCAAACCGCAAGAACGACCAAGACTGCAAGCAACTAAAAACGCTACGCTACATGATCTTATAGAAATGATATCAAAGATTATTACAAAAGCTACAAGAGAACGTAATATTATTTTTGAACCTGACGAAGGTGTAAGACCCAAAGTCGATCAAAGCATACCTTTTAACGAAGCACGTGTTTACTACGAAGTGATATCACGAAGACCATGTCTTGAAATAAAACCAAGAGAAAGAGAAGAAGTTTATGAAGTCGATTCTTTTGGGAAAACAAGATCAGGAAGAGTATGGGGACAACGTTTTGAGTGCGTTATCCAGCTTCACATCTTCGCGGGTGACTACGAAACAGCGAACAAGACAATGGATCTTGTAGAAGATATCATGTTTAACTACGCGTCATACTTTAAGAAGAACGGTGTGGCAGAGATTATCTTTATGGATCAGATTACAGATCATAACTACGATATCTATCGACAAGGATTGTCCATAAGAACGTTACGATATCGGGTATGGATAGAAAAGCTCTACACCGTTTTTGACGCAGCAGAAATAGACGGTATTATTACTCTTTGAAAATTTTTATAAAAGGAGGAGTAGGCTTTGAGTATCTTTGAAAACGAATACGATCTTCCGGGCGTATATATGTACGTGTTGCCTGACTACTCGTATGGTTATGATACTTCCCTCTTTGGGTCTACGGATCCTGTTTTGATTATTGGTACTGCGTTTAACGGCCCTAATAATGGGCAACCTATCGAAATTTACTCTAAAGAACATGCAAGCTATGTTTACGGTAAGGTTTACGATAACGTTAAACAGGTAGAAAGTAATCTGGTAGCAGGTATCCATGACGCTTGGGATCGCGGATGTCGTACTATTTACGCTTGCCGTGTAGGCGGTATTGACATGTACAAAGATTTTAAGTTTAACATTGATGTACCTTATCGCTTACGAGTTATGTCCATGTTCCCCAGTAACGTAGAAAAAGAATGTTTTATGCGTTACGAAAACAAAGAGGGGCAAGAAAAAGTTATTATCTACAAACCTGCAGAACGTGCTACTGTTCTGCAACGTCGCCAAGGTATTGTCGAAGGTGACAATACAATGATTAAAACTACGATCGAAATTAACGGTGACTATGGTCTTACAAAAGATACCCCCTTAATGGACTTCATTAATCTTATTAACGGACATGTTGACAATAACGTTATCAAACTTGGTATTGTTGATCTTAACGGCAAAGACGTAACGAACGATCTTAAAGTTCGTAGTATTGCTGTCGGCGCTCTTTTCCAAGGTATTTACTTCATTGGCAGAGAGCAGTCCCTTTGTCAAGAAGAAACCGAACTTAAGTTTAATATTATAGATTCTTACAAGGATTACGACAAAAACGGCAAACTTACTACCGTCGAAGGTAAGAAACCGTTTACGAGATATCAGGGGAATTACTATCGTACTCTCGAGATCAATACTGACGTTAGGACCCCGTATCCTATTTACGCTACACCCGGCACCATGCAAAAGATCATGAAGGACGTTGGCATTACTGTTAACGTTAAAATAGGTCGTGAATGGGATTGGCTTGAAGTATATCGTTCTACCTTTAAGGCTTTTGAACCTGACAATAAAGATTACGAAGAAGTAGAACTTGGCGGCTTTGAACTCTACCAGCGTCTTGGTATGGGTTTTGCAAAAACCGCACAAGCACTCATTCGTAAAAACAGCAAGGGCGAAATCGTTATTCCGCCTCGTATTAGAGAAACACCGCCTGACAACGCCAATAACATTGTTCAGCTTGTCGATGGTTATTACTCTATTTTACAGGATGTTCCTATCAAGTATCGTGTTTTGACCTGCACAACTGCAGAAGCGTCAACCAAGGGTAAGTTGCCCAAAGCTCAACAGTTTATCAGAACCGCACCTATTTCGCTTGAAGCCCTGCAAAGTATGATTACGATCACACCTAAGGTTAACGAAGAAGATCGTACAATCGCTCGCAGCTACAAGCTTAGGTTCAGAAATCTGCCCGAAACAAGTACTGCTAACATTAACGAAGTATATCGCTCTGAAGTTTACGACGTTATGTCTATCGTTGACGAAAGTACTCTTAAGGCTATGAAACCCGGTGACGTTCCTGCTGATACCTACTTCTTAAAGAGAGTTAAGAAGGAAGGTAAAGGTGAAAATGATATCGATGTCAGCGATTACACATACACCTTAGTAAGGGTCGGTACGACAATCGAAGAAATTGTGTCAGGTGGCATTCTTGCTCATAAAAAAATTATTGGTGTTACTCCTGCTCTTGATCTTACAAGAAATGCCGATAACATTACTTTTAAAGATCAGGGTAACCAGTATTACTTCTTTGCTGCGCAAGGTATTCCTGAAACAGAGACCACTATATTCTCTGATCCCAAGTACAGTCTTGGTGACAAGGAAATTGGCGAGACTACTATTATCAAGTATACGTTTGTACCTCAGGTAGGTGCAGATCTGCTTGGTGATCCTGACGCTGAAGTTCCGCAATATCCGTTTAGAGTAGTTTACTACAACGACGACGGCGAAAAAGTTGAAAAGAATGCCAAGTTTATCTTGGGTTCTCAGCTTGATAACGTCTTTGTTTATCAGATAGGCGCAGAACAGACAGAGTATAACGAAGGTACAGCCAATCCGACAATTGATATGCCGTCTGCTACAAATCAACTGCAGCCTGTAGGTGACTACAACGGTATGATGTCTGACGATCAAAACGTTCCTGTCGTTTACGCAGAAGATATGTTCTATCAGATTAATGACATTATTGTCAACAGTTCTACCTTTGTTGATATCACTCTTGATGAATTCGTTGAAACCCTTAATGAACACGAAATCTTCAGCAAAATCTTTGAGATTTCGCTGACTAATCGTGGTGAAAGCTACAAGGACGAGCGCCTTATCGCGTCAATCTACTTCTGGCAACGCAGTGGTGAAGAAGGTACTTACCTTTACGATGAACAAGCTTTTGTTGACGCCCTTGAGGGGTTGCAAGATCCGGTTAACGCCTTTACTCTTGACAACAATCCTGTTGAGTGGACACAAGATCGTTCTATTGACTATGATTATAATGCTTACATTCCTTACACTACTACTGATAACTTTGCCAGACAGCTTGCACAGCATTGTACTTACACCGAACTTAAGACAGGTTCTACCTGGGGCTTTATCGGTACAGGTCGTGTAGGTGCCGTTGACGTACAAAGCGTAGGACGTTCCGTTAACGAGATTCTTGCAAAAGACTTTTCTCTTTACGCTAAGAATGCAAGAGGCCGTAATATGATGGATAAAGAAAATATGCCTTATCCTATCGGACGCAATCTTTCTATTATCTTTACTCAGTACGAAGAACCTATTGACACCGAAGATTATACCTTTATCTCTAACGGTGCAGCAGGTTACGCAGGTATGGTTTCTACTTTGCCTTTGGATCAAAGTTCTACAAACCAACCATTTAACGTTGAGAAGCTTTCATTCTATCTTGCACGGCACCAGCTTGCTGCCCTTAACGCCAAAGGCGTTGTTGCTCTCAAACGCAGCTTTACTCTTGGTACCGTCGTTACAGACGGCACTACCATGGCACCCGTTGAAAGTGTCTTCCGCCGTCTCAGCGCAAGCCGCATAGTCGGTGCTATCGAAGAACTTATTCGTGCCGTAGCAGAACCTTACATAGGCAAACAAAACCATGACGCTAACCGTAATAGTTTACACACAGCTATTAAAGGACAGCTTGATAAGCTCGTAGGTACTCTGCTTGAAGATTATCAATTCCAACTTATCGTTGATAGTAGAGCTGAAAGATATAATTACATAGATATAGAGTACGAACTCGTTCCTATTTACGAAATTCGTCAGATTCGTAACAGAATCTCTGTTAAAGAACGTCTTACTACGTAACGTTACAATAGTGAAGAAGGAGGATAACTTAGCATGACATATTTTGCTTGGTTATCCTCCATATCCTTAAAGGAGTGAGAATATTGGCAGGAACAGTTGCAAGTGAGTACACTAAGACTTACACGTCCTTTTCAGGCTGTGATCGAAACCTGGTATAACTACAACGGAATATACCAAAACTGTGTCACATGATATCTGAACGATCTTTGGTAAGATATCTGGTAAGTGCGGAATTAAGCGGGAAACTCTCTATGTTTTACCAAATGGACACAAGAGACAACCCGAACCGAAGGCTCAAAGGACTGAGTCAGGGGCAACGCGTAGATCTTGCAATAACAGATCCAAGAGTCCGCACCGTGAAAAGATCTGTCAGGCTAAAAGATTGCCTGATATCACGAAGAGGTACGCTGAACTTACAGGTGACTGTAAGAAGACAAGGATAAAAAGCCTTGTCGATAACAACGTCGATAGTTTGTACATTTGGCAACGTGGTAATTGGCGAATTACAAGCCATAACGTACCATAGAATTATATGTGGCATAATAGAGTGATCTATTATGATAAAACAGGGTGAACCTAGAAATCTAGGGTGTCCTTCTGATATCTTAATGATAGCGATATAGTAACTGATATCTTGCAGAAGGGCTAACAGGGGAAGCACTATGGTGTTATCCTGTGCCAAGCTTTCGTTAGAAAGAAGGTCAATCGACTATCCGTAAGGAGTAGGTGCAAGGTGAAATTCCTTGTTCCGAAGCGCCCTGCCCTTCTTATGAAGGTGATGATATAGTCAGAAATTCATAATAAAATGAATTTTGGTACAAAGAGAAAAAGCGCCGGTTAACCCATAAAGTATGCCGGCCTAAAATCCTGCTTAAAACGGTGAAGGTTAACACTAACGCCGTGGGTAAGATACAGATTGATCTTTATGAGATTTCGTGTTATAATCTGTATCAAAGCCTGTAGAGACTTGGCTACACGAAGCCTTAATGGTTTTCCAGATCCCCGTAGGGTTGATCATAAAGGAGAGTTTGAAAAGTGAATAATGATAATATGACACCAGAGTTCGCATGGTTCTTGGGATATCTTTTTTCTGATGGTTCTGTTAAAGATTCAAGTGGTGATGGTATCTTTAATTTTCTTTGTAAATACGATGATCGTGAGTTAATGTATAAAGTGAAAGAAATTTTACAATCTAAAAATACTGTTCACGAACATCCTGAATATAATAGACCACGTGCACAATTAAGAGTGTCAGATAAAAAAGAACTTTGGCAACAGTATCAAAATATAAAAACAGTAATTCCTGTTCAAGATATTAAAGGATATGAACGTCACTTTATTCGTGGTGCTTGGGATGGAGACGGTACATTATCAATACGTAAAAGATATGAGACTTTTCGCATGAGTTTTACTGATGATATCCCAGGAACAGCTCAATGGATTGCTGACCATTTAACTAACACTTTAGATCTTAATCACAAAGAAGCAAGATGGTCACCACAAAATAACACTTACGAAATTCAATGGGAAGGAATTACAGCACGTTTAATTGCTTGGTACTTATATCATGGTAATATAAATCATTGTTCTTTAAGCAGAAAATTACAAAGATACAAGGATTTTATATTACATAACCAGGTATTTACTGAGCCTTGGCAAGAAATGTTATATTCTGTTAAGGGATATATTGACTTTTCCGGAGAAATAGCTTTTTCATTACCTGGATTGCAGACTCTAGAATGGTGTCAACGTTTACAAAAATTGTTACCATTTAATACTGTACCTGTGTTTCATAATAAAGGTAAACGTAAATATTATCATTTATACATTCCACAACATACCATTAACACGCAGGACCTTAACTAAAAAGTTAAGTGAAGGCATAGTCCTTTAGTTATGAAATATAACTAAAAATATACCATGGGTTCAGCAGAACCCAGAAGCTTCTCAAGAGGCAAACGCGGTGACTTTTAACGCCGCCTCATTCAGTAATGAATGATGCTAACAACCTGTGAATTGCTGGAAAGCCTAAGGTTTTACGGAACTATGGTAATCAGCAGCCAAGCCTTGATATCAAGGAAGGTTCAACGACTATCCGACAGGAGTAGAACTTTTATAAAGTTCGAAGCGCAGGTCCCCTTTTTATAAGGGTGAAGATATAGTCTAGTCCCGCTACAAAAAAGTAGCGTTAAAGTACTACGAAAGTAGGGGTATAAACGATTGCCGGTACAATGGTTTTTACGATCTTTGATCGTGACGCCTTACTTGATGGTTTACAGCAGCACGTTGTGGAACAGAAGAGTTTCCAACGCATAGGCGGTGACGCAATCTATCAGCTTGACAGAAAGACACCGCTTGCTATTGAAGAATGGGACAGTGCAATGACACAAATTGCTACTAACGGTACAGCCGGCGTAGCAAGTGTTGACGCAGAACAAACTACAAGAAATATAGCGTCAATAGCTACACCTGTTTACGCAGACGAAATTCCTCCGTTTGATATTACAATTTCGTTTGCTAACGAGTATGGACAAAAAGCAGTTGTAGTTATTTACGGTGTTGAAATTCTTAACGAAGGATCAGGTTTCTCTATTGATAACGTAACGTCAGAGAAAGCGTGTACCTTCGTAGCCCGTCGAGTCGACTATATGCGTCCCGTTGATCGTACTAATAATGACGCAGTTGTAATTACCGGTAAATCTTCGTAAGAAGAGTAGTACGACAATAACGAGACGTAAACTAGGGCTTTTACAGATTGTAGAATAAGGTAATAGGAAGATTGAGAAATTGTTCAATCTTCCTATTTTAGTTTTTGGAGGTGATATCACGTGTCGTTATATTCTAACGTAGAGATGGTCATTGCTGCACAAGTAAGAGACTATCTTGATCGAAAGTGTGACGCTTACTTTGGTACTATGATATCACAAGGTGAAGTTATAACAAGAAAACTGGGTCTTTACGAGGAACAAACATTTAGACTATTACTGTTGTACGAAGCTTACAAGCAGGTAAGAGTAAAAGATCTTGAGCTTCAAGAATGGGGGCGTGTACATTTATCAGATCTTGAAATTAATCATATTATGGTACTTGTCAGTACTTGTCTTGATCTTTGGATAAAACGTTATAAGGTTTTTATCAAAGAACACTCTGATATCAAAGTAGAAGACAGTTTGGCACAAAAATCTAAGGTATTCCCTTGGGTATGGATGGATCTTAATACTTGGACCAGTGCGCAAGATATTATGACAAGCGCAGTAAGTTCTTTGTACGTAAAGTATAAGGGGCATTACCTGTACAGGTTTATGCTTGATGACGAGCTTTCTGAAAAACAAGCAATGTTTCCAGGAATTAAGTTTACTGCGATTCCTGATATCAAAGATGAGTTACTGAATATTATAGGCGACAGCTTACCTGATAACGTTGATCCTGATATGTCTTCTATTTTTATCGAACACCTTCTTGATAACTTTTATGATATCAGTGATACTACTGTAGATGACACCGCAATAAACAGCCAACACAAGGATATTGTTAAACAGAAACACCAAGATTTTATCGAGTATCTCGCACTTCAGGTATTCAGTGATAAAGGATATCTTTACGATAAGGAAAGAGAAAATGTTAATAAGGCTATAGCTGACGGTGAAGAACCTTCTGTTGATGACTTGGCAGCTTTCTTGCTGAGCAGAGCTGCAACAGAGCCATATTACGATCTTAACCTAAAAGACAGTAACCAAGACAGCTATGACGAAGATGACGCCAAGGCCGTTACTGAACTTAACAAAAGTCTGGTTAACAATACTGCAATACCGGCTTATTATACAGTGCTATCCCAAAGTAATAAGACGCCTTCTACTGATACTACAGGTTTTGCGTTTGGAAAGAAAATACCTAACGATAGTGATATCAGTGGTATCTACAAAGACTTACTGATAATGATAAATGACTACCTAAAAGATCGTAACGCACAAGGATTATCTGTTTTAACCACTACTGACGCTGCTGCTTGGTGTTCTTCCTTAACGGATCAAGGCAGTAAGGCTGCAGAAGATAAAGGTATTGACTTATCTTTTATCACACCAGTTATTAACGCTGCTTGTAATGATCTTATAACTCAGGTATTGCCGTGGATAGTGCCTGACAGTTCTGTTGACACAGGGCGTACGTCAAATTTTAAGAGATATTATCCTTCTTACTCTGCCAGTACAACTGAAGCTCAGAGATCTACTACGTTTACCAGATACTATCCTTACGATCAACAACAAAGCAGCAGTTCAACAGACAGAACAGCTGACTTTCAAAGATATTACCCTTCTTATCCTAATAGTACAGCAGTAGAAAGGACTACTGACTTCCAAAGATATTACCCTGACAGTTACCAAGAAACAGAGAGAATCTCTGGCTTTATAAGATATTATCCTGATAACTATAAGGACGCAGCAAGAACTACGGGGTTTATAAGATACTACCCCGACAATTATAAGGCAAGTGAGAGAGTCAGTAATTTTGAAAGATATTATCCCGACAATTACGAAGAAGCAGAACGTACTACCAAGTTTGAAAGATACTACCCCGGTAATCAGACGGAGACACAAAGGGTGTCAGATTTTCAAAGATACTACCCTGATAACGTTACTTACTCACAACGAATAACTAACTTTCAAAGATATTATCCTTCTTACCTTGATACTGTTGCACAAAATAACGCACGCACTACTAACTTTCAAAGATATTACCCCGATAATCAGACTGAGACACCACGTACGTCTAACTTTAAGAGATATTATCCTGATAACCAGGGAGAGACGCCAAGAACTACTACGTTTAAAAGATATTATCCTGATAACACAGGAGAGACTGCACGTATAGGTGACTTCAAAAGGTACTATCCCAGCAATTACGCTGAGAGTCCAAGAACGTCTAAGTTTGAAAGGTATTATCCTGACAATTACTGGGAGCGATATCGTACTGACGAGTTTGAAAGATATTACCCCGATAATCAGACTGAGACTAAAAGGATAACAAGGCCGCAGACTAAGATATCAACTGCTGCACTTCCTGACAGTTACACTCTTAACGGTACTGTAGCAACAGAACTGATGCCTACTTACCGTACTTTCTCAGGTCATGATATGGTAGTTATGGTAGAACTTCCTGTAACAAGTGCTACTACGATATCAAAGATAATAGGCGCCTTTCAGACTATAACTTACTCTATTCATAACGAAAAAGCACCTATCCGTGTTCTTGGTAATATGAATGCCAAACGTTACGTTTTTGGACCAAGGACTATAGCAGGGTCTCTTATCTTAACAGTTTTTGACCGTCACTGGCTTAAGGAACTTATGGGAACTTACACTAAGATTAAAAACGATAACGAACAGTATTTCTTGTCTGACGAACTTCCCGCTATGAACTTTACGATATCGTGTGTTAACGAGTATGGTCATAATGCCAAACTTGCTATTTATGGTGTAACAATTGTTAACGAAGGACAGGTCATGTCCATTAACGATGTTTACACGGAAAATACCTATCAATTTTTTGCTACTAACGTTGAGTATCTTGACAGGGTACAGTCAACGTCTTTTGGTAAAGGAAAGACGTCAACTGTGGTTAGCAGAATTCCTTACTCTAAAGACAATATTTCTGCTGTACCTACCGATAACAGCGAGAATGTTGCGATTATAAGTCCGGATACAACAACGCATACGACAGCTGGCAATGATCCTGTTCAAGATGTACCGTCTGTAGCGAAGCCTTACAATCCGTCACCTGCTGTTTGGGACAATAAGTATGCTGATATCATAGGCCAGTACAACAATGATCACAATCAACACAAGGCAGAGGTTGCTCTTAGACAAGCAGCCGTTGACGAGGAACAAGAACGGCTTAGAAAATGGATGCAAGATGTTTATAATCCTGCGTGCGCAGTTCTGATCCAAAAATATCAGATAGCCAATATCAATGATATCAACGATCCTGCTGTCAAGAAAAGACTTGGTGAAAAGTATGAAGAGTTTAAGTCGGCCTATAACGCGTTTATAACAGCCAAGGATATTATGACACGAAAGATAAAAAGGGATGTCGATGACAAACTTGCAACTAACCTTAAAGAGATCGGCATTGTAACTTTTAACTTTGAAAATGGTTCTAGCCTTGTTGGATATCTAAAGTGAGGAGGTGTTTTTGTGATAAGACAGCCTATCTGTGTTATCAGAACGTTTAACGACAGTATGTTACTAAAGGTTAACGGTTTTGAAGAAGGTTTTTCTGTCATATGTTGGCAGAAAGAAAACGTAGGTACACGATATCGTGCGCAGCTTGTACGGTCTACTGTTATTATCAGTAACTTGTCAGAAGGATCTTTCTTCTTCTACCTTGAAAATCCTGATACTAAGGAAACAACGATAATACAACAAGTTTACGTCAGAAGAGAAACACCTTCTTTTATTGTTAACCGACTTTGGAACAGTGCAAAATTGGATAATACACCATACAACATTTCTCTTAAAAGATCTTTGATATCAGCCTTAGAAGAAGATCCGACACAGTCATTGCTAACAATTCTGTATAACAAGTTTTGTGCTATTGTTGATCTTGAAGACTTTGAAGAGAAAGTTTTTTACCGGCTTTGCGCACATCAAGAAGCTTACGAAAATCTGTTAAACGGTGCAGCCAATAATGACGGTGTAGGTTTTCCCAAACTTACCGTTTTGCCAAATCCTATTATTCAAGGTTCTGACAGTATTTCTGATATCAAGGTTTATAAGGTAGAAAAAAACAACAAGATTGCGATATCACGCTGTTTGTTTGAAGACGGTATCGTAACTTTACCATTATCTTTAGGTCTGTTTGAGATTCACCTTGTAAAAGGTCCTTACCTTTTTAACGTTATGTATCATTGTAACTTGTCAGATAACACTATGTCTTGGTTGTGGGAGGATTACCGAGATCGTAACCTTAACTACCTTGATCTTGTAGAAGACGATATCACCTTATCTGCTAACCTTGAGGATTTTACAAAAGAAGAAGCCAAACAGTACAAGGAAGAACTTGGTATAACGCCTGCCAATCCTTTCATTCCGCGTATTAAGGTTGTAGAAGAAGATTATAGTCGTACTGTACAACTGCAGATATCAGGGATAGCCATAGCTAACGCGTCAACGCACACCTTCTTTGTAGCAGGACAAGATATCGAGTTTTTGGCAGAAAATAACGTTATGAATGAGATTATTCCTTTGGTAGGAAAGAGCAATGTCGTTACCGTATCTTTTAATCCTGCAACAAGTTTGTTTGATACCAGCGCCTTGCTTTACGTTGCTGACGAGAACGGTAAAGCTGTGTCAAGAGTTACCCGTTGTCTGTTTGACAGTAACGTTGATACTAATCTTTCGTCTTACTACGAAAAGATAAGGGTATCAGAGATTAAAACTTACGGTAAGCATCTTGAAACTAACGTTACGGCTTCTTACCCTATTGCGCTGTCTTACGTACAAGAAGTTATAGAAAGCGCACTTAACAATGAAGACGTTACTATAGATAACCTTGTGCCTTTCTTGTTAGAAAAGGCAGCGTTAGCACCTGGTGATATCAGCAAGGATCAACTGTGTATTGAGATTATGAAAGACTTTATAACTAACTCTTACTATAACGTTTCTTTCTTCTCAGGTAATGGCATTTCTTGGAATCCGATCACTCATAAAGTAACGGGTGAACCTTCTGATACCGGATATCTGTTGTGTGTTATAGCTAACTTTGACGGGGTCAACGGTTACTCTCTACACTACGTGCACAGCTTTGCAGATCAAGCGTTAGAACTTTACCTTGAACAGAGAGGTTACTTCGTTGTTTTTGCGATATCAGACTATGACTACACAATGTCAGGATTCCTTTACGCCAACACCGACAATAACTTCTTCAAAACTTATCTTCTTGCAGGAGGGAAGTGATATCTAATATGGCTACCAATACTGCAATTTATGACTCAGAGATAAAAATATGGCAAGACAGACTTGAAACAGCAAGGACAGTACAAGACGTTGAAACCGCAAAGAACAAGCTGATATCACTGTTTACGGATAAGTGGAAGTCAGTTACAAGCATTTTCGATCTTGACATTGAGATAGAAAGGCGTCTTTACAAGTACAAGAGCGGTGATACTAATGAGCATATTAATCCTACTACTTACGCGCGCTGGAAAAGTGTTCTGCAACAGTATGGTAAAAGTGATTACGCATTGTTTTACGCACGAAACCTTATCAGTGTGTCAGATCAGACCGCTGCTATCAGGGCAGCAAGAAATAAGAAAGATCAACTGCAAGGCAAGACTACTGGTGACACAATAGCGTCTTCTACGGTAACAGAGACAGAACACCCTGAAGAAGACACAACCGGTACAGTTACCCGGAGCAGTGACGGAACTTACCGACTGTTAACACCTGCAGAAATTATGGCAGCGGCACCAAAAGTTAATATTGATCTCAGTAGTGCTAACGCTACAGCACAAAAGACAGATCCGCGTCTTTTGGACAAACGTCCTGCGTGGATTGATACTAATATCGAACAAGCAAGAACCAAAACAGTAGAAGGCCTGATATCAAACTCTGCTTATATCAAGAGATACTTCTCAGTTATTGACGCTGAAGTTTACTTCGGCAACGAGTATGTAGAAGATATTCACGATATTAACTGGTCTGTACAACAACAGGTTATGCCTTTGTTTGGTTTTAACTCATACACTTATGACGAAGTAGCACGGGGTAACAGGATAATCGTAGGTTCCTTCACTATTAACTTTACCAACCCTAACTACTTGTTCTCTATTCTTAAGGCAGCTGACAAGGCTAACACAGCTACGGTATCAGCTATGGCCAGCTATAGCGTGCCCAAGCTTGATAAGAGTAAAGTTACTAACCGTACGTCAGCTTACGGTGCAAGAGAAGCAGGACACAATACTTGTCTTTGGCCACAAACCTTTGATATCGATATTATCTTTGGTGAAAAAAGTGAGGCAGGCGATCCCGTACACGTTATTATCTTAGGCGTAGCCTTACAAAATTGTCAAACTGTACTTTCAGCAAGTGCAGCAGGATCACCACCTGCTGTTATGGAACAATATAGCTTTATAGCACAAGATATCAGAACAGTTGTAGTATCAGAGAATGACGCTACAGGATATGACTTTACTAACTTAGGCAAGAGTAAAAAGAGTAACAGTAGCACTGCCAACACAGAACAGGGTAATAGTGATACTACAGACACGAAACAGAGTAATAATGATACCACAGATAAAGATCAAGCTAAGGTTACTAACGCTGACGAAGACGATGAACTTACTTACGAAGAAGAACTTGCTATTTCTGAGGCAGAACAAGAAGCCGAAGGCGAAAAGGAAAAAGCTGACTGGGAAGCTTATCAGAAAGAAAAAGCTAAGGAGGCCGCTAAAGATGCTGAAAAACAAAAAGCAGAAGATAAAGATGAAACAAAAGAACCTACTAAAGGAGTGTTACTTGGAAAAACACAAAAGACAGATGCAGCAAACAGTCAATTGACAAAAGCTATTGCTGAAAAGGTAAGTGAGGCCAAAAGTAAAGTTGATTACGTTGATATTGGAAAAGAATCATATGGTTCAGGAGAAGAGCGGCTCTCAGTAATATTAACTGCTAGTGGATATGTAGGCAAACCTATATCAGATCCTGATCTCTGTGTATTGTTAGCAAGACAAAAAACAAATTTAAGTGTAGGAGAACCATTATCTGATACTGAAAAAGATACTTTGGATAAAGCATTAGTTGAAGCTTTAAATAGGGGTGAATATTTTAAATTTAAGGAGGGTGAAGGTCAAAGTTTTGAGGAATATAAGAATGGCGTAGCATTTGTATATTATTATGAATATAACGGAAAACTTAGAGAAGGCTCTTGGATATATACGGAAGATGAAATACAACAATTATTATTACGTACTAATTCACATATGAATAAATCGCTTTGACAGATCGTAATATACTGTTAGTAAAAGAAAACAAGGAGGCATTTTCTCAATGGAAAATACTAACGTTAACATAATCACTGCAGAACAGGCGCCGGAACCAATGCCTGTAGAAGAAGAAGCAAAACCGATATCAAGAAAGAGAAATACTCGCAGCAAGGTACAACAACCAATGTCAGAAGCTGATATCAACAATCTTCAACAAGAAGATCTTGAGGCTAAGAAACTACAAGACTCGGTTAATAAGGTGGTAGGACAGATGAAACAAAAACTTGGTTTGCCTGAGGATATATCTTCTATTGTCAGCAAACAACAGATTGACGCTTGGAAGTTACAGTATGGTGACCTTTATCGTACTCACCTTAACAATCAAAGTTTTATTTGGCACAAGGTAAGGCGTAAAGACTATGTTGAACTTATGACAGATCCTGAGATATCAGCTATTGAAAACCAAGAACTGCGTATCTTCTTCAGACAGGAAAAGATAACAAAGCAGTGTGTTCTTTATCCTGACGCAGATACTCTTGAACGGTTGATCGAGAATAATGCAGGTATAGCAGGCAACATATCTGACGAGATAATGATGATTAGCGGCTTCAGACCTGTAAGTACAGAACAAATTGACTGATAAAGGAGCTGATATCTTGTGAACACAACTATCAGCACTGCACCCCCTGAGGTTGACCTGACCGATATCTTCTTTGATCTTAAGGAAAAACACCGTAACGTCTTCATTCAACAGTTTGGCAGTCTAATCATTATCTATCGTTCAATAGGTCGCAAAGAGTACAGAACCATTGTTGACGACAAAGTTATGAACGACTTTCAAAAGGAAAACGTTATCTGTGAGATTTGTACGCTTTACCCGCAGAAGCTTAACTTTAACGAGCTTGACGCCGGTATTCCTACCAAACTTGCTGATATGATAATCAGGAATTCTTTTCTTGACAGCATTGAGGCAAGAAGAGATCTTCTTGGTTACTACAGAGCACAAATGTATGATCTTGATAACCAGATATCGTGTTTGATCAATGAAGCTTTTCCCCAGTATGATATCGAAGATATTGAAGAATGGGACGTTGATAAAACTACCAAATACTTGTCAAGGGCTGAATGGAAACTTCATAATCTTAGGGGGCTTCAATTTGTAGAACCGGAGGGTGCTTTTGGTGGACAAGCAGAAACACAACAAATTGCAAGGGAAGAACCGCGACAAAGACAAGAAAGTCGGCGCGTACAAGAAAACAATGACAGAAGGTCAGCTTCTGACGTTTCTATTCGGGGCCAAGACAAAGGAGCGTCTAAGCTCACCCCGGAAAAACTAAAAGAAATGGAAGAGTTTGCTAAAAAGTTCCCTGAACTTAACGTCTTTGAGGATAACGCACTTAAGGAGGGTATTAACGGTTTACGTGGTGAAGGCACGTTACCGCCTGCCCTTAAAACACCAAGTATGTGGTAACTTTTGATATCAACACGAGAGGGTGATATCAAACAATGATGGATAGAGCCTATTACCGTGCTAACGAGGAGGATGGTAATCCCGTATCTAACGCCTTAAAAGGTGTAGCTGTAGCAGGTGTTGCAGGTTTGGTTATGGCATACCAGCCATGGGGCAGAAAAGCTACACGTTTTTTAGGACGTGTTGTTGACACAACAAAAAGCACCTTGAAGAGTATGGAAAGCATAAGACAAGGTGCGAGTATAAGACATTACACAAAAACTGACTTTAAAAAACTATATGACGAGATTAACACTAACTGGGCTGCGTCAGAAGCTGTTGTAGATCGTCTTGCTCTTAACAAAAACAATAACGGATCTTTGGCAGCTTATATCAGGTCAGTAGAAATTACGGTAGCACAAGCAAGAGAGAGAGCTAAGGAAGTATGGGTTAGAGACTACCTGCAGCAAGATGCCGTTGACGAACTGCTGCAGCAGAACTTTGACCGCGCTACTACAGATAACGTTAAAAGCTTTCTTAGTAAGGCAGTACAGAACGCAACTAACTACGCTCGCAATATGGAGATTGCAAGACAACACAAGCTTAAGGATGACGCCCTTGACTTTGCCGATCGTATGTCACAAAGGATTAAGCAACGCTACGATCAAGCTGTCGTAACAGGGACAGGACATGACGCTGATATCATAGAGAAGATTAAAACCAGTGTAGAAGGCGAACTAAGGAACAGCGCTTACAGTCTTGAAACAATGGAACGTGCTCTCGGTACAGCAAGGAAACCTGACGTTGCTACCGAAGCGGTAGAAATTTTAAGCCACGCTCATAAGATGACTTGGAAGGAAGCCAAGGATCTGGGTGCAACGTTACAAGATGATACTTTTATAACAGGAGGAAAAAGGATTTCGATCAAGGCTAAAATGCAAGATATCGAAGATTTTATTCTTGACAGAGGCGGCAATGACGCTTACGATCGTCTAATGCAGATCACTATTGACGAGAGTAATCTTTTTATGACCCATGACAAGAATCCTTTTTCTAAAGAAACAAGCGGAAATCTGTGGCTAAACTTTTTGGGCGCTGCCCGTAATACTTTACCCGGTAAACTTTTTAAAGTAGGCGACATTGATAACGCCCTTAAAATACCTGCTGTACAGTTGATATCATTATCGGCAAGAGACGACGTATTCAGAGCAAAACTTAAAAAGATAGGGGAAGAAGATAAGTATCATTTCAGAATAGGTAAGGATATTTTTACACTTGACATTAACGCGCAACAAGGTGCACGAGTATCCTTTAATCAAGAACTTAATAACGGTGATATCAAGTTTGTGTCAGGACGTTACGGTTTCTACCATACCCAGCTTGAGGCACTGGCAGGAAGAACAAAAATGGTTCCTGCAGGTAACGAATTGTTTAGAAAACTTGATATCTTTCAAGACAGAGAAGAGTACACCGGGTCTGTTATAACAGACAAACTGTCAATGTTTATCGGTGAAAATCAGAGACAAAGACGTTTCGAAGAACAACTTGAAATGTCTTCTGAGTATAGACAAAAATGGTCTAACGCTGTAGCTGACCTTCACCATTTTTCTCGTTTGTCTGCACCTGACTTTAGAACAGATCTTTCTGAGGAAACAAAAGATTTTGTTCTTGAGTATATGGAAACAGCCAAAAAGATATCAGAGCTTTTCAGGACAAATACTTATCACCCTATTAGAGGTATTATAGAAGAACTTATACAAAGTCCTGTTATTAACCCAAAAAGTAGAGAACTGTTTGAGTTATTGTTAAGAGATAATACAGAAGAAATGACAAAATACTTTATAGGCAGGGGTGCTCGTGGCCTTCTTAACGTTAGAACGTCGGCAGCTACTGTACCTGTTAATTACCTTAACAATGACTTACAAATTCTCATAAGAGGTACTGTCAATAATCCTGAGATTACACAAAACAGAATAGATCTTGTTACTAACGAACTCAGACTTTCTTACGGTTCTGACTTCATAAACCTGTTCAGGACCCCAATGACTAACACTACCTATACCTATGGCGATATCATAAGACGTGAAATAGCCAAGGAAGCATTGCTGAGACAAGGTCTTGACACAAGCGTACCCGGTGAAGTTAAAGTTCACTACGATCAAATTAACGAACTTTTACAGAGCGTTGATCTGTCAGAACGTAATGCTAAAGAGATAGACAAACTTGCACAATTCAGCATATGGCAACACTTTACGGGCGTTAACAAGAGACCCGCTGTAGATAACGCCATGTACTTGGATTATATGCAAAGGATGAACAGAACTGATGAGCTGTTGCGTGGTACAAGTGACGTTGCCAAAAAGTTCCAAGATACTTATCGTACCGTTATGGGTGACGAGATATCATGGCTTGAAGAAGAAGCAGCTGACGCAGTAGCAGGTGTAGAACAACTTGATGATTACGTTGTAGTCAACAGAGCTGCCGGTCCCCTTGATATCGTTAAAGGTCTTGCCAAGTCAATTTTGGAACGTGACACAAGCTTGATCAAGAAAGAGATATCTAACGTTATAGGCGGTTTAACTGCAAATCGAGAGGATATGTCTCAAGCTAATCTGTGGACTTTTGTACCGTTCTTTACAATGAAACGCCTTTCTGACGAACTTAACAAAGTAGGCTTAGGTTTTTCGTCAGACAGTATGAAAAGTACAGGTGACTTGGCAGCAGCTTTTATGTTGAAAAGAGTATTGCCTATAGCAGTAGGCGCTACTTACCTTGACTGGTCTGACGACGTTACCAAAAGAGCTACAGGTACAGGTCTTTGGGAAGCTTTTACAAGTGGTGTCGCTAACGTTGACTTAGCAGGACGCAGGGTGATATCAAACCTGGGTCTTGACGAATGGCTTAAACAAACCAAGGCTGTTAATCCCATATGGCAGTACTGGGGTGACAAAGACGATTACCAAGGTTACGAAGAAAGAAAGGAATATTACGAAGAAGGTTATGTTCCCGTAAGAAAAGCTGCTTGGTCAGTTGGCCACGCTGCGTAGTAATACGCAGATGAAAAATCGCGGTATTAAGCTGGAAACCTGAAATGGTAATCAGAACCGAAGGCTAATTTCAGATTAGTCAGGGGCAACGCATAGCAAATGAAAAGATATAACTTTGCCAAGAGACCGCGACACGCTAATACCTTTAACGGATAAAGATATTAGCGTGAAAAGATATGCTGAACTCACAGAAACAGTAACTGTGAGAACTAAAGGATAAAAAGCCTTTAGGATAACAAAATTGGGACATGGGGCGGCATAGCCGAAGCCCGTGGCGGCGAAATTCAATACTGGGAACCTAACATTGTCAGACGTGCAAGTCACGCGTATAAGGATGCGTCACTGTACGGCAACAATATGTGGGACAAGTGGAGTCATAGTTTAATACCTACACCTACCAATCCGCTATCACCTTTGTTTGCTGTCCTTGATCCTTACTGGATGGAACGTGAACATAAGCAAGATCGTCCTTATCCGATATCAGGCCCAATGTTCACTGAAGGTACACCTTGGGGGGCTGTCCTTAATCCTACGATAGGGCGTCTTATCAAACCAGAAAGAGAAGAACACTCGTTAAGGTTAAGACACGGTATCGATATCGTTTCACTTTTACACAATGCTAACGTCTCTATCAGAGAACGTGCTCGTGACTTTACAAGTACACATTACTTGTCTATCAAGGGTAAAGAAGTTACCGCAGTAGACTTTAACGTTTGGAATGCACCTACTCCCGACACCAGTGTGATATCAGTACAAGCTACCAGTGGTGGTCTTGCTACAGTAAGATCAGGAACTTACGGTATTTACGGCAGTGGTGACAGGGGATACGGTATCGGATCAGCAGGCGGCAGTGCAATGGGATCTTACACTGCGCACGATCTTGGAAGAGCACTTGGCGGCGGCTACGATCAAAACGTAATAGCCGGCTTTAACGAACTTTCACAAGATCCCCAAGCTAACGCACACTTAATGGCGCACTCTGAACGTTACACTATTCCTGAGCTTGCAAGACAAGCCTTGTTTGGTACGTCAGATTACCTTGTAAGACACGGTGACGTTGTAGTTAACGAAGAAGGAAATCTCGGTATTTACCATAACAGACCTTTATCCAAAATTAAAGGTGACGAGTTTAACCCCTTAGAAAAAATCGCTATCAGCTCTGTAGTCAGCCCTGTAGCAAGAGAAGAAAAACAAACGATCCTTGAGATATCAAAACAGTTTGATCCTTATAATACTGTAGCTAAGATAAACAAGGGAATTATAGCTGCTGCAAGAGAACACGTAGACAGTCCTTACGCTGTTGACGATAACGAAGGATTTACGAGCACAGAAAAGCTTGGATCTTTTAATCCAAGTATGTCTATGCAACTTCTTGAAGATCCTGAAGCAGTAGCAGATCTTATGGCACAAGGCAATGGTGCGTCGTTTGTTCGTAACGCAAGTACAAGTTTAAGGCTTATAGGCGGTATCTACGGTTACATGGGATCTGAAGCTGTAGGCTTTGGCGTCCATAACGAAAAACAGATTGCCAATTCCTCTGATATGTATAACTTCACAAGGACATTTTGGGATCTTAATCTTGGTGGTTTTGGCGGTGCCGTCTCAGAAATAGGACGTCGTTTTATTCCTAACTATCAACGTTTAACTAAAGTTAACCCACTTATGAATAATATGCCTGACTGGTTACCGGAAAGGTTCAGATATGGAGACGCATTTTCCCTTATTCCGAAAGGTGAAATGAGATTACCCGGTGCAGGTTACGAAGAAGGTAACGAACTGCACCCTGACGCTTACGGAGTTTACGGATCTTTTGACCGTTTTAAGATTCTTGCTGATATCGCACCTCACAGTCCTGAGTATAGACTATGGCGTGAGATAGCAAAGAAGACGGTAACTGACCCTGAACTTCTGCGGGAAATGAAAGATATCCAAAAGCGTGCACAACAACAAGGTAAAAAGCACGATTTCTATCCTTACAAACTTGCAGGTGAAAACTTATCTCGCAGTAACTTCTTAATGTCTGCTTTTAACGCTAAAGATATCAACTATCAGAACGTTGTGATATCAGAAGTCCTTGGTAATGGTAAGTTCAGGTCAGGCGGCACTGTTTACAAAATGGCAGGCATTACCGTTAAAGGTAATGGTGAAGAAACAGCACAAGAAGTATTACAAAGATATCTTACACCGGGACAAGAAGTTACAATAGCTGTAGATACCAATA